ATGAATTCAGTTTCAAGAAGTATTTTTGACACGCTAGTGGACACGCAAAAAATTTACGTGTCAATGAAAGAAAGATTTTTATTAAGAGAATATGATTTAAAAGATGGGAAGACATCTTTACAATTAACGATAACACCTTCAACTCCAAAAATCAGGATCCATTTGGATATTAATGTTTACCGGAAAGATTGGAATTCTGTTACTCAAAGGCTGATGCCAATTTCAAAAAACAATCAGGATATTAATTTGCTTTTAGATAATATAAAGTCTAAGCTGACAGAAATTAAAACATCATATAGGTTATCTGATAGAATATTAACTCCCGAAAATCTTAAAAAGGAATATTTGAACGGGATGCCACGTGTTCGATTTACTGCATTTTATAAAATAATGCTAGAGGAGGAAAAGGTATTGATGGAACCAGGATCTTATAACAGATATAATTCTGTGTTAAAAAAAATTATTGCATTTGATGATGATGTGACTTTTCAGGATTTAGATCATAATTGGCTGGATAAATTTAGGAAGCACTTGAAAGGTTTGGGTAATGAAAATACTACTGTTGCCGGTAATATAGCAGCTGTAAAAAAGTTTTTAGGAATTGCTTTCAAATCCGGAATTAAGTTAGCTCTGAATGTTGATGAAATTAAACCCGGAAGTACAAAAGGAAATCGAACTAGTTTAACAACTCATGAACTTAAACGAAGCTGCGAATACTATTTTAGCCCATTTATAAATGATTCACACCGCTTAATATTGGGTTATTTCCTTTTTAGCTGCATGACTGGTTTAAGAATATCTGATGTTCAAAAATTGACCCGTAAAAATTTTATGGATGACTACGTTACCTTTATTGCTAAAAAATCAAAAAAGGATCAATCTATTGCTTTAAATATGAAAGCCCGTCAGATAGTAGATTATGAGCCAAATTTGTTTGTAAAAAAATTTCGCGATCAACATATTAATGATGAATTAAAAAAAATTATGGTAAACGCTAAAGTTCAAAAGAAAGTCACTTTTCACGTAGGCAGGCATACATTTGCAACCAGTTTTTTACGTGCTGGAGGTCAAATCGAAAAATTACAGCTTTTACTTGGCCACACTGATATTAATCAGACTATGATTTATTCACATATAGTTCAGGCTGATGCAAATGCTGAAATTTTTCTAATTGACAAGTTATTTTAAAGTATTTGTTTCAATTTCAACAGTAAATTGTTCAGGAGTTGTTTCAGTCCTGTTTATGTTTTTAATTATGTGATATCTGTTATAGGCGAAAATCTTGGTTTTCGCCTTTATTTTTTGAAGCTGTTCGTCCCAAGCTTTAAAACTCCAAGTAAAAGCCTGAGCGAAAATCCGAAACTCAAACCATTTTTGCCAATATATAGGATGGATTGCAGGGAGTAAATATTCTGTGTTGGATTGTGCCAAATTATTACCATTGTATAAACCATCGTATTTCACCAAAAACACTTTAGAATCATTACTTTCGAATGCATGTGCTGTTTGAACACCGTTACTGGTAAGTAATGGTAACGGCAATGCATTAACTTCAATTGTGCTTGTCTTATCGTCGGTTGTGTAATTTGAATACGACACACCGTCTTTATTTTGAAATACGGGTTCAAATTTATAAACAGTGCTTTCCACATCTTGAAATTTAAGTTCAAATGAGTTTCCTTGGGTGAATTTCCTCAGCGGTCTTTTTATCTCCGCAAATTGTAAATCTTCTGCATCCTCATAATTTATTTCGTCTTCCACGGGATTCATTACGGCAAGCTTTCCAACAATATCCAAATCATAATTGAACCAGTTTTTAATCACTTTTACAAAATCACCAAAGGTTATGTCCGCTACTGCTTTGGTTAAATCAACTTTGTTTTCATTTAAAACTGATGCTATTGCGGTACCCGAAGAATCAAACAATACCAATGTCAAAACGGATAAATCGATGATGGTTTGCTCTTCGGTATAATTTATATAACCTTCTATCGTGATATCGTTCGGGTTTGCATCGGCAATTGTTTCAAAAGTAATATCAACATCATAGGTCCTGAAAGTAGTTCCATGATCCCAATTGGTTGGGGATGACTTTTGGTCGAAAAGTATAGTATTTCTATATTTTATTCTGAAATAACACCAATAGTTTGACCAACGCAAACTCTTTATTGTTCCTTGAATGTTATACTTACCTGGTGCCGCCAAAACAACATTGTAATAAAAATTTTGAGTCTGTGTACCCGTAGTGATCGTTGCATCCTCAGACATCTGAATAATGTCCAATGGTTCTTGAAGCGTTGGTTTTTTAAAATAATCAACATCACCATAAAGGCAAGCCTTTGTAATTCGTTCATCTGTCAATATTTTTCCAGACAAAGTATAACCCGCATCTACCATTCCGCGCTGCAGAATGTGTAAAATATAGGGTAGTGGTTGCATTACATTCCTGTTATAGGTAATATCTTCAACTGTATCTACGGTGTTTTCAAGGAAAGAACCACTCACACGGTTATTTAAGATGCCCCCGAAATTTTCCCATATTCCTTCTGAAGTATCATACCTGTCAACATGAACCTGCGGAAAATTATAATTAACTTCTGGCCATGTCTTTGTGATTACTGATTGGGCATGATCAAAAATTGTTGTTCCGGATTCCAAAGTAAAATTAGCCAGGGACAATTGAGATAATTTTTTGTCAAAACTTGGTAATTGTTCAAATCCAAAACGAAGTGTACAACTTAATTTCTCCTGAATGGATTCCACTTCCAAAACCGCTTGCTCTATTTTATCTCCGTGTACATATAGTAAATCGAAGTACGTTTTTACATCATCAGAATTGAATTGGGAGATGAAACCAAATGCGATATCCAAATCAATTTCCAAATCAATTTCAAAAGGAAACGAATATTTCAAGAAAAAACTATCCGAAAACCAATTGTTCTCTTCGGTATCCGATATTTTGAAAGGCGTTAGGTCTAGTTCAAAACTAGAGTGTATAAGTTTCCTCATCGTAGGCTCTGTTAATAGTGAATTCTAAAGGGAATGATATCGTTTCGGCTTCATAATCTTGCTTTGGAAGTTTCTTGCCAATTGGACGAAGAGAAATCCTTTTTTCTCCCTGAACCAACCAGACTCTTTTGGAGCGCATTAAACTTTCAATAGTATCGATATCCGTAAAGAGTAACCAACCTGTATCGATAAACATTTTCACTTCTTTTGAAGTTGATAAATGTTCAAGGGCTTCTACTAAATTCTTATATACTTTTTGAGATTGATATTCTAAATCAGGGTCTAGTACAGCAGTCCCCGTGCACTCAATTGCTGATTGCACTTTAAATTCATTTTCCCAAACAATCATATTTGAATAATAAGAATTTGGGAAAATATAAAAAGCTTTTTTGGGAGCATCTTCATTAACTTCCCCAACTAAATCAATTACATATTCGATTACATCTCCTTGTTTGAAATTTTCAAATGTTACTTTTTTGCAGAGAGTGGTAGTTGCATCAGTTGGTAATACTACAGTAGCAATCAAGTCCCCATTCTTGAAAGTTCTTAATTCAAAACTGCCCGCAGGAATTAAAATATTTAAATAAGCAAAGCTTTTTTGGGTAACTCGATTTGGTTTTGGGTTGAATTCCAAAAATCCATAATTCTCAAAATAACGACTTAATCCAGCTACAAAATGAATGTCTGCAGATGTTCCAGATCGTACCACACTATCATCCAAAAACAGTTTTTCGGAAACGGTTACTTGTAATTTGGTGAATTTATATTGTTCTAAATTGTCATTAACATCTGGAAAATTTCTCATTAATCTATGAATTAATCTTCCCAAATTGACTTCGGATTTTCCTTTAAATAAAACCACTTTTTGGGGAATCAGATTTTCATATAATTCTTCTGTGAAAAAATCATAGGTATTTATTAATGCATTAAATTGAAAATAAGTACCTACGTTTTCTGATTGAAATTTAAAAAACACAGGATCTAACGTAAATGCTTTTTGTCCAATTGTGTATGGTGTCTCAAAGAAATCCGATAATCTTGATACGCTAACAGTATAATTAATATTGCCAAAATGAACATTATTCTTTAATATTTCAAATGTACCCGCCAAATCTACCCCTGTAAATATTGCATCACTATCATAATATTCACTTAAACCAACTCCAACAATAGCGTTGCCAGAACCCGATGCTACAAAATAAGTTCCAGTACCATCAGTTACTGAGACTATGGTTACTCCTGGAGATGAAGTCCCTAATATAAAATTAGGTTTTGATTTAACTTTCCACAAATCACCGGTTAATGTAATAAGTTGAGTAGGGCTAGGTACGTTTTGTTGATGTACAAAGGCCATACTTACTGGCGTAAAGCTGAAAGTTGGAGGAGGGTCTTCAGGGTCAATTGGTTCATCATCACCTTCCGTTATTGTTATTGTAACATCAGCCGTTTCTAGTACTACTGAAAAAAGCGCACCAGGATAATTTGCAGTAATTATTACAGTACCTTTTCCTTCCGATTCTGGACCACTATAACTCGATAAACTAAATAAATCTTCAGAATTATAATCTGAATTAAAAGCAGATACATAATTATCTGAAGTATATCCGTCATAACCACCTTCCTCTACATTCTCATCGGGTATTGAAACTTGGCCAGATGATAATCGAGTATTCTTAAAACTTTCGTTTAAATGCAGCCCCAAAGACGATTCCAAAATATTTAAATCAGAATGTGTTAATGGAACTTCGTTAAACACTATTGTAATACTTGAATATGCCATTTTATTATTTTTTAGCTTTATTTCTTAAATCATTAAAATCTTTAATACTGTCCTGAATGTTCTTTGCTGATTGCAAATCATTTTTAAAAAATTTACCAACCACCCCATTATCACGTAGGTTTTTCATGACCTCAGTATTCTCCGCTACTACAGCTAATACCATTTGTAGTAATTGGTTGTCATTAGATGATGATGGAGTAGTGGTATTAGTTTCAGCGGGAACCTCGTAACGTCTGGCTTCTTGATTATATAATCCTTTTTCCCATCCTTTTATACCATTGAGTTCACGAATAAGTGAATCCTTAACTGCAGGGTGCATTTGTCGCCATGCTTTATTGTCGATTACCATTTCGGGGCCATTCTCAGCTACAAGGAAATGACTTGTATCACTCACTAAGCCGGAACGTGTTTTTCCTGCATACTTAGACTTGAAAACTTTGCCGTCCTGTTCTCGCTTTACGTAGTTGCCATATAATCCTGATTCGTATCCTTTGGCGGGTAATGGTTGTTTAGCAATTGTAGCAATTTGTATTGCGCCAATAGCAGCTGCTATTCCTGCTAAAATGAAATTTGGTAATGATGCAGCAACACCTTTTGCTGTACTAATAACTGCGCTCACAATTGCCATTTGTTTTTCTCTTTTGGCTTTATTGTATTCAGTTTCCGCTTTTTTCTTCTCTAACTCTTTATCAATTTTATCAACTTGTTTGTTGTATGTTTTCTGAGAAATCATACCGCTATCCAATTGCCTTTTTAATTTATTTTTCTTTGCATCTGAGGCTCTTTCAAATTTTGTTAATGCAGCAGATTCTACCGCATTTTGATAATTGCCATAAAGTCCCCAAGCGTTTTGCATCCCTATTAGGACCATATCCAAAGCCTGTAATTTTCCAGCGAGTGAATCTAAATTGTTAAAAGCATCAGTCCATTGAGTTGGCGTGAAACCTAAAATGTCCTGTTCACCAAATGCAGATTTAGCAGCTTCTCCAAGTTTTTCCGCACCTGATTGCTTTTTAGGGTCTTTTGCAATTTGAATTTTCGACATTGCATTTTCAAGGAAAGCAATGTCTTTATTGAATTTATCTCTACCTTCTGGTGTTAAAATACCTTCTGATAAAACTTTTTTTAATTCGTCAATTTTCTTTTTTAAATGTTCTTTCTGCAGAACTAATTCATTTTTATCAAAATCGTCTTGGCGTTTTTTCTTAGCCTTATCAGATAAATCTAATTCGGCTAATTCATTATTGAAATTAGTTTCTCTTTGAAGTTTGCCTAACTCATATTGTTCCTGTTCTTTTTCAATTGCTTCCTTGGCATATTTCTCTTTTATAGTGGCAACTTTGATATCATGAAGAATAACAGCGTGCTCCATATCAGAATTATTGGAATCATTTAATGATTGCCATTGTTCTGCTTGTGCTTTCCAATACGCTCGTGTGTTTTTAGAAAGTTTTTCATTTTTTGAATTGGCAAATGCCTGTTCAATATCCTGCTCTTTTATTAAACCTTTTTCTAAATCTTCAATTTTACGGCCAAGATTTACCTGTTCGATGATAATTTCTTTTTGTTCACCTTCCTCCATTTTATAGAGACGGTTATCCTGTGCTTGGCGTTCCAATTTTAATTTTTCATCAAGGAATTTACGGGTATCTTCTAACTGTTTTTTCTCAGCTTCTTCACGTTTTTTTCTTGCTGATTCGGCGGATTTATCAGAACTATCACCTGGTACATTATAATCTGATGTATCCGGTGTTGGAGAAGAACTAACTCCAAGCAAAGAATTTAAAGATTCTTTGTCTGCTTTCAATAACATAGCTAATTGTCTACCTCTGGAAGATTTTAGAGCGACTTCTTTTTTATATTTTTTTTCTAGTGAAGCAAGTTCTTTTTCATTAAGATTAATCCTGTCTTGAATGTCTTTTACCTCATTCTTTTTGAAGTTATTTGTTTCTTTAACTATTTTTTTAGTGTTAGAAAGTAATGAAGATGCTATTTTGAATTCATTTTCAGCATTCGCTAATTCATCTGAAATACCTTCGAATCTAGATACACGTTCATCAACTGACAAATTTTTATTATTATATGCTCCTCCTTTTTTATAATAATCTTCTTTTGCTTTTCTCGCATTTGATAGTCTTACTTCGGCATTATACAATCTTTGGGTTGCATTTATTTCTTTTTCAATATTTCCTTCATTAAGTTTAGCGAAAGCTTTTGCTCTAGCCACTTGGTCTAAAGCTTCGATATAAGTTGCATAGATTGCTGTCAATCCATAAACTTCCTGACCTTCTTTTACAAGAAGTCCATTAAATTCTGGAGCAATTTTAACTAAATCTTCATAAGCCTTTTTTCGGGTTTCTAAGGAAACATTCGTGTCATTGATTACAGTTACCAATGAACTCATATGCGCTTTTGTTGCAGAAGTTGATTTTCCAACTTCATCTACAAGTTTCTTTTGTTGTTTACTGAATGATTCTTGGGCTACTACGCTGTTATTTACAGAATCCTTAAAAGCTATATATGCGCCAATAACAGCTGTAAGCACTGCTAATACTGCTCCCCATGGACTTGTAGCGGTTGCAACATTCATAGCTTTTAATGCGGCTGTTGCTCTGGTAGTTGTAATTCCGAAGAAGTTCATTACTCCAGTATAAATAGTCAATCCCGCGATTTGCAGTGAAGTCCACATTACTTGCAGTTTTTGTTGCAATAAATTCCATGCGGTTGCTTCACCTAAAGTTCGAGTTCTTAACGCAGCTATAGTTGTCCATGCTGTGTATGAAATTAGCGAAGCAACCATTAATGCTAAAATTTTAGCAGTAAATACAATCATTATCCTCCATGCGGATACTTCCTTGTTTGCTTCCTCTGTGGCACCTATGAAATTAGCAAGCCAATTCACTCCTATTGTTAGCCACTTGATAAATGTTTCTGAAGAGAACCATCCGGAAACTGTTTTGCTTATTTTTTCGAGTGTTGCTGCAAGGTTATTATTTTTGATATCATATTCATTTACCAGCGAAGTTCCAGAAGCAAAGGAGTTGTTTGATAAATCGATAAGTTCACGAAAACGCCCAACGTTATTACCCATTGCGCCAATTACCTTATTTGCACCATCAGCACTGATTCCTAGATAATCCAAAGTTTTTGCCGTTTTAGTTGCATCCATCCCTCTCATACCTTCAGAGAATTTTAGCATGAACTCCAAAGGATCGGTGTTAATCATATTCTCGACCGCTTTTTGTGATATCCCCATGACTTTGGCAAACTTCCCACTTTCGGTAGCTGCTTGCTTCATGAAAATACCATAGGCACGAGCCGAAACTTCGGATTCGATTCCAGATTCTTCAAATGCAGTTCCCAAAGCTAATGTTTCCTGTATAGTTGGTTTTAATACATCGGTAAGTGAACCTATACGGGTGGTGAAATCTGCAATATTTGCTTCGGATGCTGTTCCGTTTGCTCCAAGATCGTTGATAGCAGAACCAATGGAGTTATAAGCCTGTTCTACTCCTAAATTTTTAGTTTCTTCAAATAAGAATTTAATTTTTCCAAGTTTATTTGCCACTTCCTCAGCACCTCCAGTAAATGAATCTCCAAGAGCGACTGAAGCTTTATTCATTACATTAACGAAATCGCCTATTTCGGCTTTTGCAATTCCAATACGCCCGCCTTGCTCAGCTATCCCTAAGAGATCAATTCTTGAAGTACGGGTTTGGAGCAATCCAAAAGACTTGGTCAGTTCATCGACTTCGATTTTGGTCATGCCCGTGGTTTTCATCACGTCCGATTGGGCATCGGATAATTTGCCGTTGATGTCGATTATTTTTTGAACAGAAAGAACTACACCTGTTAAGGTGGCAATTACCCCAAGAGCCATTCCTTGATATTTATTGAATCCATCAGCTAGGGAACTGATTGATATTTTTGCAGTTTGTGAATTACTTCGTAATTCCTGCATTCTGCCATTAACTTGTTTTAAATCGGCATCGGTTTTTTTCCAATCAGACGAATTAGGATCTAATAATTTTAGTTTTCTTCCTAAAACAGATGCTTCTGTACCCAACTGTCCCATTGTTTTCTCAGTCAGCTTCAAATTTGAAATTAACCCTTGAAGTTTAGCTTCACTCTGTTCAATTTCAAGACTATTCGCCTTCATCTTTGCCGTTAGGTTTTTGTATTCCTGAGAATCTTTACCTAATTGTTTGGCAATCATTTTTTGTTCGTAAGCGTAATCGCTATTTGCATGCTTTAGCTTTATGACTGCTTTCTCTAATTCTAATATGCCCTTTTGAGCTGAATTACCATTGATTTCAATGGATAATTTCAACTTTTCGTCTGATATTGTCTTTGCCATTAGTGCTGATTTTAAGTAAAATTGGCACTAAAAAACAGTTAACGATGTGACATAAAAAAGCCCCGTGAATACGAGGCTTTGAGTGGTATTTTGAGGTATTGATTTTGGAATTATTCTATTTTTTCAAAAATTGAAATTTCGGATGGTTTTGCTGTAATAACATGATCATCATCAATTAGAATTAATGTTTTGTTTTCTAGCTTCCACAAAGAACCGGCATCAATTATTAAATTGTTTTCGGCTTTGAAATCCTTTGTATTTCGATACAATTCTTCGCACTGGGTGTGCTCTATTAAAGTTTCGAGATCTGTATTTCCTTTTAAGAAGTGGACGAAAGCCTGTCTATCGGCATAGAGTGTTTTTCCTGTTGAATCAAATTGAATCTTTAGCGGTTCATAATCACTAAAAGCAGGGGATATCCAAATAAGGTTCATTGCATCCTCGAACGATTTGTTCTTGATGTGTACTCTAATGCCTTTGCCGTAGAATACTTTTATGTTGACTTGGCTAGGCATTTTTACAACATTTTTGTAGTTGACGAAATTCTTTAACTCCTTTTTCTATCACTTCATCAGTGAAAGGCAGTAGTTTGTCTGTCAAAGTCTTTAGGTCTCTAATGGCACGCATAACCTCAATTCTGAGAGTTACATCGTCCATGTTTTCAGTTTCCAATTCGAGGTCAAAAATAAACTGGAATGTGGCTGGCATTTTTTTGATATCTTCGAGAGATACCTCCATTAGGAATTCGGCCATTGCTGGCATTACATCAGTGTGTGATGTTTTTACATTTTCGTTTTGCATGTCTGAAAATATTATACACGAAACCCTCGTCTTCGGTTGTGCAAAACCATTCCAAGGAATGAGATCAGGGCTGTCACCAGACACCTACAACGTGAACGAGGGTTCGCTTATGTTAACTTAAAAAAGTTTTTTAGGATTGCTCCTTGAAATAATGGTTTTGCAGAGCAAACGTACAAATATAAAATGAATGTGCAAAAAAAAAGATGTGCAATTGCACATCTTTGAAATTAAGCTTAGAAAATCCTATTTTTTTAGATTTAAAACAAACAACGTTAAAGCACCACCAATTAAGGTGAAGTAAAACCAAAATTGAAGATTTAGTTTTATTCTTGTATTGCTTTTTTCGATTTGTGTTAATAGCCGGGTTTGTTTTTCTTGAAGTTCACGATCTGTTAGTTTTTCAATTCCTTCATAAAAATTTTTGGATTCTTGGTCGCCGTAATAAATTGGGTTCATAATTGGTTTTTAATGGTTAATTTTTATATCTAATTTTTACAATAACACTTATATATCCTGATATATTCAATGTTTCGATATACGATATGTTTTCTTTTTTTATAATTTGATGAACTTCATAGGTTTCCTCTGCTGGTACATATCCAATATCCCAACCTGAATTCACAACTTTTATTGCATCCGAATCGAAACTATTATCTGGTTCAGGTACTAATGTAATTAAATCAAATTCTTTGCAAATATTAAAAATAGGATAGCTATAATCTGAAAGATGAACTCCTTTTACTGAAAATGTATATTCATTAGGAAACTCTTTAAGATTTATTTCAATCTCTTTTCTCTTAACATTATTATTTACCTTTTCTGTAGATGGAGGTTTAGTTGTAGCACCTATTATCATGAAAATAACAAACGCAATAATTAATATAATTAAAAAGGTTCCCATAGTTTTTTTGGATTTAGTTAAGTTGTAAATATAAGAAAATCCCTCTTGTGGGAGGGATTTTATTTACTGACTACTCCGTGTAGCTATTTGTACCTAATTAATAGGTGTAAGGAGTCGAACCTTAACTTAACTACCAAGTTTCAATAACCAAGCAGAATCGAACTGCATTAGCCTTAAATATTTTATTCTTCCAAATTCCTTAGTTCATCCTTGATAGCATTGGTAAAACCAAAATGCAACTCCTTAATAATATTGTTATAATGACCCCAAATAATACGGTTGTGTATTGGGTGGGATTTTTTGCGGTTCTTGCCTTTCTTCGAAGTTCGCATCTTCATATCTACAAATCGATGCTTTTTGAGGTGGGTGTAATCTAAACCATTTTCCGTTACCGTAAATCCCCGCCCAGAATACCATTCATTGGTTTCAAAACCACGGCTAGACATATAACTTCGTTGTGCTTGGTCAATGTCCTTACTAGAATCCTGCATCACTCTGCGAATGAAGCGACCTTGGAGGATTTGGTCCGATATGTTTTCGCGTGATTCTATTAGTGACATTTTCTTTTATTTGTTTGGGTCGAAGTGTAGTGTATGAGTATAACCTGATGGTTCATCAAAAGTGCTTGAAAAAATTTTATTAGGCATAGATTTTATAACACAATTAAATACACTTATTTTATTCAATTGATATAATACACCAAGCATATCGCCAACGGAGGGTTTAGCACCACGGCCTTTTCGCCAATTGTATATTTTGTCTTCGGAAATACCAATTAGATTTTTATAAATTGCTTTCTCTTCAATTACTGAATGAAATAATACTTCGATTTCTTCTGTTGTCATGGCTTTTGTTTTCCGTAAATATACGGAATTATTGCGGTGTATCAAAATTTAATTCGACTTTCCAACCGTTACATTGGTTCATTTCCCAAATAGGAGATACCCTGATAGATTCTTCATCGAGCCACGATAAGAAGTTACAAAAAACGCCATTACGATTGGATTTATCTTCTATAAGTTTATCTATAAATGCCTTTGCTTTTACTTGAGTTTCTACAAAAATATTTATAAATCCGTCATGATCATGCTCGGAATAATCCGTTTTGTCGAGAATAAAGAACTGCAGAATGTTTTCCCACTTAGTACTGTCTTCTTGTCCTTTCATTTGAAAATCAGGCATTACAGCAATAAGAAAGGTATTCTCTTCCTCAACTCGTTCTTTTAGCAGCTTAGACAATCCACTGTTATCAATTATCATATTATAGTAATTGAACATTTTTTTGCCGTCTGCATCCAATAACTGAGCGCATACTTCTGCTTGATATTCTCGCAATCTATTTAGTGCTAGCATTGTTTTCGTGTTTTTGTCGTTCTAAATCGGTTCTGCGGAGATCATACATTCTTATCATTATATCCCAAAAATTAGTATTTCGGACTTGATCAATATTTCCAAAAGTGCCACTTTCAGCAATACTAAAAGCTATGCTGTCCATTCCAATACCTGGTATATCTTCTGATGGCGTTTCGTTGCTATCGGATCCATTGTTTTCGAATAAAATTGCTAAATCAATTTCTTTTCCTCCCCACATTATTTTGGCATCGATAAGATACTTTTGAAAACTCGCAAAAAGAAGATAAAATCCGTAAACAAAGCCAATTGGTGCATGTTTTAGTTCTTTTGCATTGACCTCCAATAATTTTGAATTATATGGTACCCGAATATCGCCATTGTAGGAACTTAAATATTTCTTGATGAAATGAAAAGCCTTTTTTTCTCTATAAAATACAGCTGTCAAAAGTTTTAGTAATTCCATATCTCCAGTGGCGTGGAAATCCAAAAACAAACGCAAAGCATCAGTATATTCGCCAAATGTCATGTTCATGAAACTATCGCTTGGTCCGTAAAGTGTTTTGAATATTGGTTTGAAACTTGGTATCGGGTTATTAATGTAATCCTGCTTGATTATTTTTTTTCCCTCTTTGTCGGTATCAAAGAAATCATCGATTAGTTCGGATAATTGATAAATATTTGCAAACTTTTCTTCGTCATCATCATCTTTTTTGGATGGTACCATTTTCATTAACTTGTAGACAGCATGAGTTCGAAACTCATCATAGTTTATTTGTTCGTTCTGAAAATAGAATATCAATTCGCATATATCCATATACTGCTGTTGGTCACACTCTGATAAATCACTTGGAATGTAACGCTTTACATTAGCTTCGGGGATTTCGATGATACGCATTTATGCTGAAAGCTTTAAATTATGATATATTTTCACATCAAGATGCTTCATTTCTTCTCCATATTTAAGGAGTATTTCTTCTCTTATTTCGGCGTTGCTTTTAATCCATGGGGGGATAAACTCCGAAGAAGTGTTAATGGCAATATATTCTTTGACCATTTTTAGAATATTCCCTTTTAGAATAATTCTATCTACTTCACGGTCTTCAAGTGTTTTATACAGTTTTTTGTTGATTTTTCCGAATTTCCTGATCGTTCGAAAATTCCTTAGGTAATTAAAGAAATTGGCAATTAATTTAAATAGTGATTTCATTAGTTAAGGTTTTGGATGGATTTATTTATAAAGCAGAAAAGTATTTTTCTCCGTAAGTCTGTTCCGGAATAACCGAGGTACATTCATCAACAGTTGGTGCCGGTTCTAGAAACTTTTCAATTTCAATTTTTACTCTGTCAAAATCAGAACGCCATGCTTGTTCCGCTTCTTGAGTTTCATTTTTTAGCGTTGGTTTTGCTCCTCGTGTGGTGGCTCTGTCACTGGTAACATGCTGTAATACACCTTCGGGATACAATTGAACCGATAAGCGTGGCATAGCCCAAGCAAATGAATACGCAACCGATGCTTTTCGAATTAGTCGAATCAACTCTAAATCATTTTCATCGGTTATTGGCGTATTCGCTCTTAGCACCTGTTTCAATGCGTTAAATTTTTCAGTACCAACAGTGGGTCTGATTTCATATTGCTCGCAATCCGAAATGCCAGGGGCTAACTTTATTAATAACAATCTTGATTGTATTGGGAATACTTTATCAAAATCGGATACGGTTCTTATGAATAGATTGTGCGTTGCTTTGAAAGCTTCGCTATTTGTCCAAATTGAGTATAATGTTGTGGTTAATTCATGTTCAACTTTAGAACGATCAAGAAATTTGATTAAATCATCCAATGCTCGGTAATAGCGTTTTTCCATTGCTGCATTATCACGGTCAAGCATCCATTCCCAAGGCAGTTTTTCACCATCATCCTGACGTTGTTTTCTTCCGTTATTCGTGTGAGAAACATCGTTTGTAGGTGCAAATAATCGATAGGCATTTACAGCAATTGGATAACGTACTGCATAAATGAAGTCTTTGTCTTCATCCGCAATTGTGCCATCATTAAAGGCTTCAACTGCTTTTTTATAAACTTCTTCGCCTATCAAATCAATCACATCGTTGGTGGCAGTGATTAAATCCGGAATCAGGTTTTTAAACTTCAAATCGGCATCGATGAAACCCATTAACTCTTTGAGTTCGGTATTGCCAGTTGTTCCTGTAGTGGTAAATAGTAATTTCATCTTACTTATTGATTATGCGTTCGCTTGGTGTTACTGCTTCTTCTTTTTCTGGCTTTTCATGAAGGAAACCTAGCTTTAATCCTTTTTTGGGAAAATTGACTTTTAAAGCATAGTTAACGGCTTTCATGATTATAAATTCGGGGATATCAATACCGGTTTGAAGAAAGGTTTTAAGTGCGTAGATTTGCTCAGAACCTGAATCACTCTTTCCGCTTTCGGAAACATTGCCTAAAGCTGAATGTAGATTCAATCCCGCTGCTAATGCATGATTAGCATGATCTGAAATTAATATGTGAGCAGACACAAAGTCTTTAATGTTTTGATCTATAACTTTAATTTCCCAACCGTGCTCAAGTAGGTTTGCTCCCTCAACTGTAAAGCTTTTGGTAGTATGCAGATACTTACCAGTATTTTCATCCCCAGAAAGAACAACCGATATTTTTTCAAGGAATAATCTTTGATATTCCATTAACATTTTCGGACTGTAAGGAGTCGTTGCTTTCACACAATTCGCCTCTATTTCCTTTTGTTTTTTATCCCAAAATGCTTGAGGAGAAATGAAATGATATTTTAGATTCATTGAGTTATTACGCAGTGCTTTGAATATTAAAGGCACTGCAGTAGAACCTTTCAACCATTCAAGCGAACCATATAAATCAGGCACTGTATAATATTCCGTACAAAAGCTGTACATATTGGAATATATAATAGAATTTGGATTAGCAAAAGGGTTTTGGAAATCGAATAGGGGATATACCTTAAATTCAGTAGACGCTTGAACATTCTTGAATGACCACTCTGATGTTATCGCATGAGTAGCCTTTCTGCTTTTATTATTCTTTTCAGTGGCCAATCGCGTTCTATCACAATATTGATGAACAATCTTAGCGATGAAAGGAGTTCCTATACGTGAACCTTTGTTTAATTCAAACTTAGAAAACACACCCTCTATATGTTGATAGTCAGTACAGGCTTTTAGTAAATAGTCCTGATACTCCCATGACTCTAACCATTCTTCAACGTCTGAATCTTCTTGAAGTATTCTGATGCGTTTATTACCATCCTTTGTCTTAACTAACTTCTCTTTGTATAATACAGGACCGCTACCCCAAATTAATTGAGTCTTCTTCTTTAAGATACCTGGTGCAATGTTGTTAGACTGTACAGTTTCTTTTATGATATCTGGAAGATCATCATTAGCACCAAAAGGATGAACTAAGTAATCACCAATATAACTGCATTGATTATTCCAATCAAGGCTGTTAGTCTCTGACTTGGATTTATAGAAGTCTCTCGGTGTATCTCTCACTTGGTAAGTGAATGCTACATCAGGTGTGTCTATAATGGCATCTCTACCAATGTACTCTATATTCATAACTATGGTTTTATCGTGTATCCGTTGAATTTCATTAACAATGGGAGATAGAACCATCGGCTCTTGTCATTACTGTTAACATAACCTATCAAGATATCAGCCTTATCGCTCTGGTCATCACGGTAGCCTTTCCTTAGCTGAGCCTTTGTGACATCTTTAAAGCCATCACTCGTGCGGGTAGTTGCATTGTATGACAAGAAAGTGAATGTGAATGGAACGCCTAACTCGGTTAGTCTACGCATTCTTTTCAATGCATCGTACAGCTTGATGGTTTGAGACATGTAATTACCTATTCTTAATGTTATACAATAGTACTATTACCATAGCACTAATGGTGTGACATGAACAATAGCAAGGGGTTAGGTATCCTACGGAGCGTAAACGGTGGGCGGGCGGTCGGCCGCCTCGATCATATCTCTTTCAAAAAGGGACTGAGGTAACGAGGAACCGAGTTTTGAGCGGGACGGTATTTCGAAAAACAAAAACAGCTTTTAACCCCTTTTTATTTGGGTTAATTCGCTTGTTTTCAATTTCTTATGGTTTTTATATTTTTTGTAACTGCCTAATATTGAATATTAAAAGAGGTAATTCTAGCTATTTAGAATGATTCTTTATTTTGAATTTAAAGTCAAAAAATCTCATTATTACCTTTAAATATTTCCGTATAAGTACGGAATTTTGTATCTTTAAGTATTGAAAATCACTAAATTATATCATTATGAACACAGTAAAACAAGAAGTAAAAAAAGTAGAAGTTGCAAAAGCATTACCTACACTAAACAAAGTAGAAACTACCGCAGTAGACAAAAATCCTGCTACTATGGCAATGATTGCAAAATTCATTGACAAAACACCCCCAACGGCAGAGGAACGCATCCAGAGAATAACCCATTTTGATGCAACCTCTAAAAGGTATAAACACCTAAAAGAAAAAGCCAACGATTTAAAAATGTTCGATGCAGGAAACGACAAAATAAATGCAAAAATCATTTTGAAAAATCAGGCAGGTTTTGAGTTTGAAGTAAGCAACTCTAGCGTAATAAAAAAAGTTAGGGATACAATGGAAGAAGAATTAAATATTCTACTCGCAGAAGCAGAAAACGAGGTTTTAAACTTTGAAATCTAGTAATAAAACAAAACTCCTGTACTGGTCGAAGAGTACAGGAGTTTAAAAATCACTTAAATTATATAAGCCATGACGCGAACACAATCTAATAGCCACAAAAATACAGCTTTTAAACTGTCCGAGCAAGTAAAAGCAACACTACACGCCAAAGGATATTCTTTTCTTTTTAATTATCAAGATTACGAATACTACAAAAAACAGGCAAAAAGAGCATTTAACAAAGCCCAAGCCATTGCAGAATTATTTATCCAGGATAACCAACCAACAAAAAGCGATTATCATGGATACATCTTTTAATATCCGAAAATTGACCGTTTCCTCTCGATTTGTGCGAGCACTTTTTAAGAAATCAACCCACAAGCCAAAATTAACAATTTCGGGCGATTGGATGCAAAAAGCAGGTTTTGAAATAGGGGAGAAAGTAACCGTTTCAGTATCTCAAAATTTATTGATAATACAAAAAATATAAGCCATGACAGAAAAGCAAGAAGAACACCAAGCCAAAAAAAGAGCATTAATAGCACTTTCCAAATTAGCCAAAGCAATACAGGAAAACGAAGAAGAGGAAGAAAGAAATATTAACAGCATTCTAATTGAAGACTTCTATACAGACCCCGAAAACCAAGAATTTAACACCTTTCACGAATGGATTAAAAAAGGTAAACGAGTAAAAAAAGGAGAAAAAGCCTTTCTAGTTTGGGGAAGAAAACGGAAAAGCAACCAAGACCAGCCAACCGCAGAACCAAAGACCGAAGAAGAAAAGAAATTTTCATTTTATCCGCTTTGTTATCTGTTTTCTAATGCTCAAGTTCAAGACCCAAATGTTAAAGAATAGAGACGTACCAAAGGAGTTAAAAAATTTTAACTCCTTATTTTTTGGATTCGAGTATAAATATAACTTAAACGAAGTTTTTGACGATTTGCTAACTGTGATTATTTGCGCAATGGGAAGAGGAACGCAGGAGGAACTTTATTTAAAAACTATCCAAAAATACAACAGGAAAGAACTTGACATTCTTTGCAATCTGTTTGCCGAACTTGTGAATATATACACCTTTCACACGGCTGAAAATGATTGGTGCGACCCTCTAGGTGAATATTACGAATGTTTGACAGGGAATTATAAAAAATCAAATTTCGGTCAGTATTTCACGCCAAAAAGCCTCTGTGATTTAATGGCAGGAATTACCATTGATAAATATAATTTTGGATTAAAAATAAATGAGCCTTGCTCTGGTAGTGGAAGAATGGTTTTAGCAGCTAATAAAGTAGCAAAAGGAAATTATTTTGTTTGTGAAGACCTTGACCCGATATGCTGTAAAATGACAGCTATTAATTTATGCTTTCACGAAATTAGGGGAGAGGTTCACTGTCACAACTCCTTAATGATGGACAAACCCCGCTTTTCATTAGCCACAAATTACGAATTTTGGAAAAACAAAACTCACTCTATTCTATTTTATAACAATGATTAAAACGGCTAATTTCAAGCCGTTTTTTTTATGCCAAAAAAAATCCGCCCAAGCGGGCGGAGGCAGTATTAAAGTTTTTCGTTTTGATTAAAAACTATTGTTTTTTTTCTATTCATACCAGACAATTCATTATAAACGTCTAGCCAATTTGCTCTTTCCACATATCCCTCTGGAATATAAGATATCGCATCAGTAAAATGATCTTTTCTGTCAACTTCCGCTAACGCTACAGATTCTCCCTTTTGATTCATGACAAGTTCAGGCAATCTATTTTGCTCAAAACCTAAAGGTATTCCCATAATATGTGGCATAACATTTAAAATGGCATTTTGTTCCTCAATGTATCCCAAAAGGGTTTTGGAAGGTGAATTGTCAATTCTTTCTATAAATGCCTTCATACCAAGTCTATTTTTCATATAAATTCACTTATGAGTTAATTTTTCTTTTTGATTAAAAACTATCGTTTTCCAATTTCTCCATAACTTCTCGCAGGATTGACTTTATTAAGCTGTTCTTTTGATAACAAAACGGACGCTTCATCTTTGGAATAACCATTACCATCATAAGCAGCAAAGCCAACCAGCTTTTTTAATGGAACTGAATTTATAATATTCTGTTCCGCTTTTAAAGAAATAGCAATTTGCCTATTACAAATGTCCTGCACATTTTCCGTTATCATTATTTTGTCGTTCATAAAAATTAATTTTTACATTTTCCAAACTGGAAACCTTGATTGATATTCACTTTTTATAGCTCTAAACTGATCCATAATTCTAGATTTAGTTTCATTATTTATGGAAAATCTATCGGAATCCATGATTTCTATTTTTAATTTTAAAATCGAATATAACTCCTTAATCTCACTATCCGTAATCCCTTCTATATTGATTTTTGTTTTAATCTCACCATATATAGAAATGTCCCCATTTGAATGAGTTATAATTGGTTCTATAATTTCAGTTATTTTAATTTCCATATAAATTCACTTATAAGTTAATTTTTCTTTTTGATTATAAACTATCGTTTTTTTTACAGTTTTCTAGTGTTTTAATAAAATTTATTAAATCATTATTTTCATATATAGCAAAAAGTGAATCTTCTTCATATAATCCATCTCTTTCAGATCTTTCAAAATCTAATTCTAAGGAATTGTCTTTTGCATTATCTAACTTATCAATAAACTCTTCTGATGAATTACTTTGAATATTTCCAATCAAATCAGTATAAAAATAATCTATAGGTTCTATTCCATTATAAATTGTATCTCCTTTAATTTTCAAACCATTAAATACTACTGGTTCATAATGAGAAAATAAAGTCCCGTTAGGTAAATTGTAAAAAATTATTTTGTCAACTATTTTCATAAAAAATCAATTAAACGTTAACACTTTCCTTAAACCCAACAAAATGTTTCCCTTCAGTAATTTCAATCAGCGCAGCCGAAAATAACAAAGGAGCATCCACTTGTTTATAAATGGGTAATTGTTCTTTGATTTTTTTCAAAGCTTCAAATTCTGTGATTTCATTAGCATTCATTACCATTTGAATTATTTTAACATAAGGAGTTATTACAGCCTCATATTTATCTCCCAAATCTGCTTTAACGCTTTTTTGAGCATCTTTTAAAACAGATAAATTTTTGAATGTACTTTTATTTGTCATGGCTTTTGTTTTGATTCTCAAATATACAAAATAATTATCCCCCTACACTTGGATCCATTCCGGAATACTGTGAATGTGTATTCACTTGCTCCACAAAATCCATTCGATAAATCCAATACTTAAACGCATCAGAATAATTTGTCGAATACATAGGACGTAAATACAGTGGCAAACTTTCCGATGATTTATCTTTATGCAATGTTCTGGTACCTTTAGCGTCAGTTTTCATTTTGATTTTTGTGAGTTCTAAGGAACTTTTTAAGCATTTACACAGGAACTTGTCAATTTTAAGTTTTAATAGTCCTTGGGTAGTTTCTCCCATCAATTCTTTGGCAAAATTGAACTCTTCAACATGATAAATAGTTCCTTGACCTAATGACATTAAATTTACCGTCCATCCTGTAGAAATGCCGTTTTCATCAAATTCAATTGCTCTTTGTAATGCACTTGCCCAATCTCTTTTGGTTTTTGCATTAGCATTCCCAGAACGATCATAATACATGTCAAGTACTTTGACTTTATGATATTTATAAAAATCCCTGAACTGTTTACCAAGATGTTTTTCATTCTCCGGAGCCAATGTGTGGAATGCTTTAAGACCATATAAGTAGTTTCCTCTAGGTTGACCTGATATCATACTACACATATCGCCAAAATCCACACCCGCTTCCAGTTTAGCATTGTGGTCTATATACCTCAAAGCCAAACTGCTTTCCTCTATTTCTTCGCCAATTGCAAATTTGTCATAATAAGAAGTAATCACGCCATCATCATAAAAATGATGCTCGCCAAGATTACCGTAGAATTTTTCCCCTTTCTTCAAATTGATTTTAAGAGAAAGAATGGCGCTTTTAAATTCTTCAATTCCTAAAGCTTTCAAGCTGTCTGCAAAAAAACCGTCCGTAAGGATATCCACATTTACAAATGAGGAAACCACATAGAAGAAAGTTAGATCTTTCCTTGCACGAACCCAATGCATCGTCCACTTAACCAGCTGTTTTTTTAGATTCTCAACTTTTGCATAATCTTTTATTTGTACAGCTGCAAGAACTTCCAGTTTGATTTCATTCAAAACCAATCCCACCTGCAGAGCGTTTTTAACCTGGTCAAGATTCATGTTCTTTTCCATAGATAAAATCCATTCATCATCACCCAATAGGATATTAGGCATATCTGTTGTGAATGTATTCCCACGATAAAAAACCGAAGTTCCAAATTGTGCATATTCTCCACGCAATGCAGGAGTAAGCTTGTCTAATTTCGCTTTTTTAAGCAATCTGGCTTCATCACCATATCGATGCTGAAAGGAATCCCCCGCTAGTCCGCTTGGCTGATCTAAACTCCCAATCGTGAACAGATTCCCTAAATAAGTATAAATAGTGTGTTTGAACGATTCTACAGGCTTGTAGCATTTTTTAAAATGGGATGGTGGTTTTGAATCAGTAACATAATGCTTCCCCTCAATCCATCCTTTACGATTCCATCCCTCAATTAGGGTAGGAGTGATGTTTTTCAGTGCATTGACATAAGTATCCGAAACAAAAACCTGCTTACTATGTGGCATATCACGGCAAATGGTCTGTGATCGTTCCGCAATAATATCCGAAGTCTTAGCTGTAGCACGACCCGCAATAAGATATAAGTCCTTTGGCGCAATTAAATCTATTGCTTGTTTTACCCAAGAAGCATATTGGCCTGTTACTCTGTCATCTTCAAGATTTACGTGCGTCCTCCTGCTCATTTGGGAATATTTTTATTGGTAAAATTTGGGCTTCACGCTTAATTTGGATTTTCTCTTTCTCTGAAATATCCGGGTACAAATCGATTTGAGCCGATAGTTTATTACGGTCCACTTTTGGCATACCAAGCATTTCAGCATCACATGTATAAACAATAAATGGAGTTCTTAATAATTCTTCTGGTATTTCTTGAATTTCTTCTGTAAATACATCTCTCATATTGGCCGCTTTCTCGCACATATCTACAATCCTTTTAGAGTCTGCAGTATCTTTTTTAATTCTTCGGGAGAAGTTAATTTCCTGATCAATAATATTTGCATAAAAATTGCGCCACCCTTTTTTGGAAACTTCCTTGTCAGTATAGAAATACTCTAACGTTTCGTTATATAATTGGGAAGCTTTGTGTCTTGAAAATCCCTCGAATGCAATCAAATGTTTGAGAACAGCTTCTTTGCTTCCCCATTTATCAATGCGCAAAGTCATTCCATAAATTTTACCTAGCATTTCCACATAGGCGTGAATTGCTTCTGGAGCATCGTCGGGGTTTCCCGTCTCCAAAAAATCTTTTAGATCATCTAGTCCAACATTATTAATCAACATCTTCGTGTCCGTATAAAATTTGATCTCTAATTCTTTCTATCTCTGTGGCTTCACGCAAACCAATAAATATTTGCGTTGCAGTAATATTGCCTGATTCTGCCAATTCTTTTTGTTTATTACTAATATTGAAATCTGAAACTAATTTTCCTTTTTCATAAGCAACTCTCACCGTACTTTCCTTTTCATACCACAACCGCATAAACGCCTGTTTATCGACTTGGAGATAAAGCGCAATTTTCTCTGGAGAATAATTGCAACCCGCCAAATCCTCAATCGAGGTAATCTCTTCTTCGGTAAATTTTAGGTCTAGGAATTTCATAATTCTTAAATTAATGTTTTGCGTTGCATCTGCCACCTGGAGTATGTTTTTCTATCTCATTACAAATGCATTTTCTTTTTGGCGGAGGCGGAGGATTTGGATATCTTGGAACTCTAAAACTTCTCGATCTCGGTTTTAACATCATCGAGAACCACCCAAACAGCATGATTAAAAATATTATTCTATCCATTTTGATTTTATTAAAATGTAAATACCCAGTAGAAAATATCCAAATGCCAATGCAACAATTGGCTCAATAGGAAATTCAATTGGCAGATAATCCGATATAAAACCAAGAATTAATGATGCCACCAATAATGTGATTCCTATTTTTTTCATGCCTTTCTATTTAATTTATTCTTTCGTTGAACTGATCTACAATAATTATATACTTGTCTCTACTAACAAATTTCAATACAGAGTTAATACCTTTTTCAAATGATTCTTTAATTGTTATTATTTCTTCATCTTTGAATTTTTCATCAGTAAAGTGGAGATTATTGAAAACAAAATTTTCTGTTATTTTTCTTTCATATATTTTTCTATCTATATAATCAGTCAAAGCAATATCTAGTGGTCTTATTTCCAAATTATTCTTTTTCGAGTCAGACATCTCAATATTTTTTAAGTTTTGAATCCGTAAACAACTTCATTCTAAAATCATACAAACCCTTGCTATTGGCAAAAGTGTATTGCTCATATTGTGCGTTTTCGCTCCAGTTCCCCGAACCTTCAATCACAAAATGAGAATCATGCGTAGCCAGTAAACAAACTTTTGCATGTACCCAAGCATACAGTACGTTTACATTTGGCCTGCTTTTTGCCATTCCCATAAGGTTATCAATAACCAAAGGATTTCGCTTGATCATACTATCACTTACCAAAAGAGTGATTCGTTCAATCTGACCTTTGTCATGCATCTCAATCAATGCATCGATAACCTTTCTACTTATGCTGTAAGTTGAAGCGTGTAATTCCTTGATAGGGTAAATTTTAGCTACCAACGGAATAAATGTGAAAGCATTAAAAGCTGTATCGCTTTGCAAAAAGAAAAACTCTTCCGGAGTTGGTACCCGCATCAAATCATTTTCCAATGAAGAAACCTTTTGATAATGCGACACCAGGTATTTTGATGTAAAGACCTCCGTTTCCCTATCGCTTGGGAGTGCTTCAGGGGTAAGGAGGTCTTTATAATTAAACCAAGACATTACTTAGGGCTAATACCCAAAGTTTTGTTTACCAAAGCCAATTTCACTTCACGATCAGCAACACGAGTATTAATTTCTAATATTCGTTCCTCGTTTTTAGCCTTAACTGCTTTTGCCAATTGTTTTCTGTTATCAGAAAAATATTTAGCAGACGAACCTTTGAAATTGTGCAATTCATCCGGAGTCATGACTTCTACTTCTCTAGTCAATTGTAGTCTTCTGAAAATAGGATGAACCCCAAGAACTTTACCAGTAGTTTGGTACGCGTTCAACTCATCGTATATTTTTTGATTTTCATCAAAACACTTCACAGCTTCATTACCAAGAATTGCTAAGTCTTCATTAGAAATAACAGTTTTCCCTAATCCAGCATCAGCAATTTGTTCCTGCAGTTCTAGATAGCGATTCCAAGCCGTAATCTTATCAGCAATCAATATTTTGAATTCATCCGGACAATCAGCATTATTCAAGAATGGAAATTCCACACGAATAGATTGATTGTCGATTTTTGGAGATAATTTTAAAGTTTGATTTTCTTCTTTCAAAGCTTCGTTTTCAGCTTCCAGTTCTTCTTTTTCGTTCTCTAAATCTGCTTTTTCCTCTTCAAGATCTTGATTTTCCAAAGCTAAATTTTCATTTTGTTCAGTCAATTCTTTTACATAAGCATTATCCTGAATATCTGAGGTAACGACATTGATGTCCTTAACTTCTTTTTTTGCCATGATTTGGTTTACAAGTGTAATACTCAAATATTCCCAAGCCTTAGTCAAAACTTCAATTGCTTTTTCTCCTTCTTGATCAATTGCTAATTCTAAAAGGTCATGTACATCATTATGTTCTGCTTGTCTTTTAATAGCCCAAGCAAATAATTCCTCGTCAGTCTTTTCAAAAACTGGCTTCAATTCAAGGAATAAGTTTTCATCTGAATCCAAAGAAATCACATAATCAACACATAATTTTAATTTAGAATATACCTTTGAAATTCCAGCATTATCGGCTGTTTCAATATAGTTTTGCAAATCAACTGGTGAAAATTCCTTAGTAGCCACCCAATCTTTAAGTTCTTCTGCAGGCACTGCTAGAAAACTTGCAAAAAAAGCGGCTGTTTTTGAATCTAAAGAATTCCATTTTTCAGTTTCTTTTGTTTCTAATAGTTTTTTTACATTTTCATTTTCTGTGGTGTCAATATCCAAAGATTCCCATGCTATTGTCAAAATTTCAATAACTTCTTCATCTTTATCTGAAATAGCAAAACCGAGTAAATAATCTACATCTTGGAATTCGGCTTGTCTTTTAATTGCCCAGTCAATTAAGTCCTGAATTGAATCAATAGCCAAAAGCGATTTTTGTACTTCCATATATTTTTTATATCCATCGCTTAGCCCATCATCTGAAGCTTGCAAACTAATAACCGGAACTTTCTCTACATCTGTAATTCCGTGCATTTTCTGCAGATCATACAATAGATTTTCCAACACACGTTCCGAATATCCTCCCGCATTCAATGTGCGCTCTACAACTTCGCTTTTAGTTGGAGATTCACGATATAATTGAAAGGCTTCATTAAATTGTTCATGTTTTTCTTCAGGTAAGTTCTGGAAGAATGTAATTACTTTTGTTTTCATGGCTTTTTAGTTTTTGAATGATTGTAAAATTGGTAATTACCTGTCAAAATTGCTGTGACATGAAAAAAGCCACTGCAATTGCAGTGGCTTTTCATCCAAACTAACTAACCAAAAAATACTTATGTTCTAGACTTTTCAATTAAGAAAGTCAATGCTCCATTTACAAATACTTCCAAGTTTATTGTAGCACCCGCTAGACCTACCCATGTAGTTCCATCTTTCAAGATTGCTTTCTTATCAGTTACGCCAGTAGCTAATGTAGCTGGAGCAACACCGCCACCACCTATCAAGGTAATTGTATCACCATGATTCAAACTGATTTCAGAAAAAGCAATAGCAGCGGTAACCGCCAAACTTGGTAACTGATAGATACGTCCGTTTGTTGAATTCACCGGAACTGCAGTAGAAGAAACCACAGTAAATGGGTCAGTGAAACTTAATGATCCTGTGTAGTGTCCTGGTACATATCCTGATTTGGCCATTTGCTCAAAAACAAGCATATGTTTTCTGGAATCATTATCATCTACTAAAGATGGTTTCAATTGCACCGGAGCACACTTGGTACCAATTACTTTTCTGAAAGCATCAGAACAGCTACCATAAATGATAACAGCATTTACACCTGTCCAGTTTTGTACAAACTCAGCAAGTTCCAATTCGTTACCAGGAGATTCCCCTTCAAATTTTTGTTTGAAAGAAACGGCATCTTCATCACCATCACTTTCAAATCCCGCTTTGATTTTAGAAGGTGTCATATACACCTGAATCATCTTGGCATTTGGTTTCATTATGAAATCACCTGTATGGTTAACACCTTTGGAATCACGCAATGGCCATGTTGCGATATCATCAACTGCAACAATAGTTACATTTGGCTCTTTTGGAGCAGCCGCCCCTGGTGATTTACCTAGGGGTTTTAGCACATTTACTCTTTGATACATATCTATTACTTTTAAGCAGTTATACTTTTACCAGTTTCAACCCAAACGCCATTAACAAAAGTCAATTGCATGTAGTCATCAGTATCTCCCAATGTCGCATTAGCTATAACATTTATGTTTCCAACCACGTCAGCAAATGTTAAATCAACAGCAGCTGCATTAGTTCCATAAATTTTGATAGTCTTACCTTCAACACCATTCAAGATGCTTGTAATTGCTGTAGTAACCGCACCTGTAAATCTGAATACGTTACCTCCTTTAGAATCAATCACACCAGTAGTGAATGAAATATCAGTTGTTGCTGCAACATCAGGAATAATGGTTCTGCTCAACTCTTTGAATTTACCATCTTCTTGAGCAAACAATACAATAGTTCCTCCAAGTGCTAAATTAAAGTCAGAAGCCAAAAGTAAATTAGCATTATTTACTAAGTTTTTAGCAGCTGCTAAACCAGTATTCCCTTTGATTCTGATTACAGAACCTTTGGTAGCACCTTCAATAGAAGTGATGTTTGTTTTCCAAGCTGAATCTACTTCAATATTAGGGAAAGTGATTTTCAAAATTCCAGATTGATCATCAAATGCAGGCGCGAAAACTTCATTTCCAAATACCGGCATATTGTTAGACCATACTTTTTGAATTTCAAATGATCTAGGATCACCCGCTTCCAATTTAGTTCCTACTTGTTTCAAACGAATACCTAAACGATAATCAGCAAAGATGTCAGTATCTCTCTTATTGTGAGTAATAGTGAATTTCCCTTTTTCATTTACATTGTAATCCAAGATCTCCACGTTTGAAGATTTTGTGATTGCTATAAAATCCGTTTTAGTTTGATCAATTAACTCCTGAAAAATGAAGTTTGGATAATCAAGTGGCGAATTAGATTGATACTGAACTTTTGATTGCTCAATTGCAGAATTCACAACTAATGGTCGCAATTCTCCAGCACGTTTCAAATAAGCTTTTAACCATCTTGATGATAATTGAATTTCAAGACCTTGCTCTTTTCTTTCAATTTCAGGCATCAACTCAATCAAAGTGTTGATATGATCAACGATGTTTGCTTCAGTTGGCGCACCAATATCAAACGCACGGTATTTTTTCTCTACATCTCTGTAGTAGTACCATAAATATCGCAATCCGTTTTGAGAATTAACTGCTGCACCTGGTACATCATCACCGTCTGGAGACTCGGCATAGATACCATTGATTTGCGCAATTCTGTCGTCAAGCATTTGGCGTTTGATCAATTCACCCAATAAGAATCCAATGAATGACATTTTCCAAGGATTGGAACCATCCGCTTTGTTGTAGCTTCTAATCCAAGTAGTTTCCATTTCCTGCAATTCATATCCTTTGAATGAGATATCAATTTTCTTACGGTACACTTGACCTCTTTCAGAAGCAATTTTGAATTTGTTTTTAGGAGACCATCCTTTGGCTCTACCTTGAACAATTTCATCAGGCATGATAAATCCGTCAGAAACGCGGTCAAGTACACCAGTACGTCTGCTCCATTGTGATGGTAAGTCACGGAAATCATTAAACAATGAAGTCAATGTTCCGTTGTTTTCCTCCACAAAATGTTCTAAGTCACTTTGCAACAAAGGAATTACTCCAGATTGATTAAAGTCGGTTGCAGTTACGCCACCGTCTCTCATTCTAGCATTCCATGCTCTGCCACCTTCAAAGGCATCATAAGAATTATTAGAACCAAACAAGTGAGTTGCAGAATGTTTCATAATTGCTTTTCCTCCTGGTATTACTGCCAATGGTTTATCACCTTCTGACTCGTTAAGTAATTTGTTAATGGTACCAGCCATTTCCTTGTTTTTAGCAGCGATAGTTTTGACAATGGCAAGTACATTATCATTCCCTTCACCATCGTTTGCAGCATTCGCTAATTCTTCTGCAGTTAGACCTGATTCTAATACAAGTGCATCAAGTTCATCTTTGGCAGCTTTCAAAATTAAATTTTGATCTGCCATTGCTTTGATTTCGGAATTGATTCCGTTAATCGCTTTTTCAGCATCTTTTTCGCCAAGGGCATCGACAATCTTTTGTCGCTGCGCTTCATCCAAATTCAGCTGTTTATTTTCAGCATCAATAGGGAGTTCTTTGGAGCCAAACAGTGCATTTAACAATGCTACTGTTCCCGCCATGATTTTAAATTTCATAGGAGTTTTGTTTTAGGGTTAAAAATTATTTTACTTATAGTGGTTCAATTCACTCATTATATGAAGCTTTTGCATAGCTTGATGTTGGCTACCAATGGAATCTATCATTCCATATTCTAAAGCTTTATCAGCACCAAAAGACTTACCAGTTAACACACCTGTTTCTTGCTTTAAATCAGGACATGTAGAAATAACAATTTCTTGAAACTTGATTGCCAAAGGAGAAAGCATTTCCTTTTTAATCATATCATATTTGCCTTCTAGCATTAAATTCCAAGCTTCGTTTTTATGCAGACTTTCATCCGGATAAACATCATGAAATTTGTATCCTAAACTTTCAAGATATTTTCTTGTATCGAGATAAGACAACACAATCCCAACAGATCCAAAAGAAGCCGATATGTTATTATCTGCCATTTTATGGTCAGAAACCGCACACATCGCCCAATATCCTAAAGAATTAACCTGATCGCCAATTCCTATAATTGGTTTTGTTTTGGTTTTTCCAAATTCAACAAATGGACTTGCCGCCGATACTGCTCCCCCTGGAGAATCCACATTAAAAAGAGTTCCAATGATATTCGGATTATTATCCGCTACACGCAAAGCGTTTACAATTTCAAGACCTCCATAACTCCACCAGTCACCATACTTCATAATTGGTCCAATCATATCAACTACTGCAACCGAATTTTTTGGAGCATTAAGCATTCCATTAGAATCAGGTCGGACTGGCTTGCCATTATCATCGAATACTGATAAAATTGCTTTAGTGCTTTTTTCAAAGTCAACAGATTCGCCAGTAATGATCTTATGAAATACGTTAGCATAAATATTAATTCCCTCGATAGATAAAGCCCATTCTGCTTTCATCAAATCCATTAAAGAGTTATTTACTTTCATCGTTGTAATTTTTTTACGAAGTTGTTGTTATTTCAAGACAATCGCTGTGACATGTTATTTTCACTGTTATTGCAGATTGTTTTCAACCGTTCTTATCAGTTCCTTTTTGAGTTTTAGAATTTCGGCTTCGAGTTTCCCCAATTTTGTAAACATCTTTTCCTCCACTTCTGCGAGTGATTCAATTTGCGCAAAGAGCAGCGCTTTTTTAAATTTTAAATCCCTTAGTTTGATTTCGAGATCGTTCATCGCTTGATATTTAAAATTGAAAAACTATAACCTACCCAAATAGTCTGATTGGTATCAAATGAAGCCGTCAGAACGTTTCCTTTTCTGTTTTGGAACATCAAGTTCGCTTTGGCTTTAAAATCATTTAGAGCCGTGTTATTTCCAACTTCAATTCCTGCTAAAACCCTGAAAGCAGTTTCTTTGGCTTGTACCGGAACTTCCAATTTTCTTTCTTTGAGCGTGTAGGTGGGTATTACTTCTTTGACTTCGCCCTGAACAATTCCTTTGAAATCTATTTTAATCACATCATTCTCAAACAAAGAATTGAAATTATTCAATTGAATCGCTTTAGCAAATTGTAGTTTTCTTATGCTGTCATTGGCTTTGGCAAAATCCTGTTTTAATTTTTCATTTTCCGCAATCAGTTTTTTATCAATTTTATTTTGAACAAAAACAGTTTCCCCTTTTTGCACATTTGCTTTTTCATTTGCATTTATGACAATTGGCGTATGATTTGGCACTTTCGTATCAAACTTTCCTTTCACTTCCGGAACAGTAACTTTTACCGAAGTCACTGCTTTTTCTTTATTGGAACAACCATTGAACCACAAGAAAAAGAACAATAAAATCCAGCCTAGATATTTTAAGAATTCTTTGAATCCTGATGAATAGGGAATTATTTGTATCATGATTAAGCTTCGTTTGTGGAAACAGCACCAGTGGCCTCCAATTTGATTACTCTAACATTGTCCGGCTGTGCAATTTTCCAAGGAGTTCTGCGGATGGCCACACAACGTTCTTTCTTGATTCGGGTAATGCAAACCATATCCGATTGATTCCCGCCCAAAACATGGTAAGCTGTTTTGTCTTCGCCAATATAAATTCCAACGTGACCGCCACCGTCACGAACAAATACCAGAACATCACCAAGCATAGCAATGGTTTCTTTCGTTCCATAGTTTGCCCAATTCCTTGCCCACAATGGTTTTTCTACAAAATCAAATCCCGCTTTGTGGACCACATAAGCAACAAACAATCCGCACCATGGAATATCATCTTTACGGTACTCTTTTTCCATCCCCAAAGTTTCTGCCCAATGCAGTATTTCAATATTGTCACGCGCTCCAGGTACTTCTTTAATGCCTAATAATTTTAATGCTTCAATTAGAATTTTTGGAGATTTTTCGGCTTTAAGCCATTGATAGATATTTGCCATAAGGAATTATTAATTATTTATTGCTAATTAGCACACTGTCAACGGCTAACTTGGTTTCAATTTCACTAATGATTTTATTGAGTTTGATTTCCTTGTAAACAATCTCTTTTCGCTGTTCTATCACTTCTTTTGGAGGATAGAACTTTGGTAATTTTGGCGAAAGCATTATCGCACTAAAAACCACAATCCCGATGATGTAAAATGTTGTTTTCATTTGTTGGAGGTATTTAATTCTGCTCGTTTTTCCCTTTGTTGAATAAGGAGTTCCAGTAGATGGTTAAACTTATCTGTATAATACACAAGCTTAGTCGTATATTTTTCCTGTTCTTGGGTACGAGAATTATTAATAGCATCAATTCGAGTAGAAAGAATGGTATAATTTTCTCTATGGCGTTTGTCATTGTAGTAGGCTATTGACATTACTGTTGCCAGTAAAATGATATAATTCAATTGGATTCTTTTGATTTGGGGCAATAAGAAGTACCAGTCAAATATCTTGGGAAGTTCTCGGAAATAGTCTAGTATCTTCATAGGTCACTTTTTATTTAATCCAAAAATACTTTCACTCTAAAGAAAAATCTGTGACAGGAGTGAAGCACAAAAAAAAATACCCTTACAGAACATAAGGGTATTAATCAAGATTTGCCGTGACAGCTATTTATGAAGCAAAATTCAAAATCCTTGCTGACTTCTTATTTTGGAATCGTGCGATTATTTTCCCGTTTTTTTTTTCACGATAAAAGATTTGCCGAAAAGTGTCATTTGAGAATCCAAATTCAAGTAAATCATATTTGTCAATCCATTTATCAATAGCCGAAACTACCACCGCTTCATCATTGTTTTCAATACAGCCATTCATGTAGGATACAAATGACATTCGGAATATATCCTCCAACAGATCATTAATATCATCATTGGCCTCTTCCGGAAGCATCAAGTAAGAATTTCTCCCGCTTTCATGTTTATAGAACTGGCCAGTGTATATTTTCTTGTTCCCATCATCCGAAACCTTTAGACATAAATTGAAATTATTTATCTTCAATGGCTTGCCCGATTTAATCATTAGCATCCTAATAATTTTCCCAATACTGGAAACATCCGGAGAAAACAAAGCCGTCTTGACTTTCTGATTTCCATAAGTAAATACATCCCCTTCACTTTCCTTAAAAAAGTAGGGAACCAAATGTTCACGAATAGTAATTGGGACAATGGATGACATAGGCTATTGATTTAGTGAATTAATAAGTAATAATCTCTTGTGATCTCTTTTCTCTGAAATGGAGTTAGTTTTCCACGTTTTAACCTTGCATAAGGAACAAATCCAACTCCGATAATTGTAAGTCCTACAAAACGACTAAAAGCGCTGTATTGTCCTTTTCCTTTACGTTCGTTCCCTTTGGCATATATCCAGTCTGCTTTCCATTTTGTCACAAAATTTGAAGCTGCATTGTTAACCATATAATGGTAATCATGCAACATTGCGTCCAAATCCAAATGAGGCAAGTCATGTAAATCTTTTACAATAGTTGCACCATCAAAAGCATTTGTATCATCACAGAAATAATCGAAAGCTTTTAAATAAACTTCTATTTCGTTTATTCCATAACCTTTCAAATCCAAAAAACGAAATACTTTATCTCTACATTCAAAAAGAGTTGCTTTGTCCTGGTTGAAATATTTTGATTTTGAACCTAGCACAATACCCATTTTTCAGGAAGCAACATAAAGACAGTTAGCCCTGTTGGCGATCCATTTTCATCAAGAATAAAATCGGTTTTCACGAAATACAGTAATCCATAAGGCAACTTCGCCCACTCTCTTTCATTGCTTGACAATTCTACTATTACACCGTCTACTTCTTTAGTAAATGAAACGCCCAAACTCTCTATATAAGAATCCAATGCAGTTAATTCAGAATTGGATATAAATTTTGAAAACTGTTCTCCATAAAGTAGTTTTGCTCCATTATCACCAACTAAATAATTTTCAATTTGGTAACTTCTTCCATTTGGCAGAGAAGTAAAACTTACAATACTGGTTTCAATTAGTGATTCTTTGTACCCTGTACGTGCATCCCCGTATTTTCCTTTTTCTGTTGATTTTATCATGATTAAGCTACTTTATAAAATGATTTAATATTATTCATTATTGGTGTATTATTGCTTCTATTATCAAAATTAAATACGATTACTTCGCTAAGATTCATATTATAAGTAGTGCCATTATGTCCATGATTTAATCTACCGATACCTACTGAATAACTACCTGTCCAGTTTGCAGTATTTACGGTTAAAGGGTTTTGGTAGACAGCCTCTGTTTGACCAGAAAAAGAAGTATTTGAACTATTATTAACATCACTAGACCCGTTATTATGAAATGAAATCCTAAACAAAGGCTTAGGAGGTAAATAAGCGCCTTTAGCACTATTTCCAAACCCTGTTATTCCTATGTGGTTTTTTATTCTTACAATGTGCGAAGTAGCATCGCCCGATGCTCCGCTTACCATAGCGCCATATCCTGTGGTTGGAAATATAGCCATTACACCACCTAAATTTGGCGACCCTGTTTTTGTTGAAACAGTTAAAAAAATACTAAATTGATTAAGAACAAAAATTGGCAACGTCATAGTGTGAGCAGTTGTGAATTTTATCGTAGGCAAGCCAAGTTCGACGTTCAAAACCCCTGATTCCACTATAATAGGTTGACTAGCTAACACGGTTTGTACAGCGTTGTTTCCGTTACCCGATTGGTCATACCATGTTCTTACATATCCGTTTCCACTACCTACAAATGATAGTAAAGAAGCTGAGTCTAATTTATAACCTAAAAACCCTATGTCTAATTCTGTATTATCTGAACTTCTTCTTACTCTAATACAATTGCCACTATAAAAAGTATAGGCTTTTCTTAAACTAAATACAATATTTGAAGCCCCTGTTCCGTCAAGGTATCTATATTTAATTCTTCCAAAATCATATCTCCTTTTCATAATTATTGCAATAAGATTACTGAATTTGTCGAACCTCTTTGAAAGAAAGCAAATGTTGTTTTCTCAGGAGTTGCAGTGGGCGTTCCGTTTTCCCAAGATTTTGGAGTAGTAATTGCCCATGCAACTGTAGCACCTGTCATAGTATATCCCTCCCAAGCATGATTGGCAGACAAAGTAGCAGGAACAGTTATCGTGCTTGGAGCAGTGGCAATTATCAATTTACCATGCCAAGACGGCTGAATAGTTACAGCTCCACTTATCTCTATCTGGCTTCTGAAATAATCTAAAATATATGCCTTGATAGTCGACCACTTCCAAAATTTAGTTTTATTAGAATCTTGTGAATCCGAAATACCTATTTTATCGTTATCTACGATTGTTGTCTTTTCAGGTGCAGCAGCAATTTGAGAACCGAGATTACTCACAACATTTTCAGATGAATAACCCGCAGGACTTGTTTTATAAGTCCAATTAGAACCATTTGCTCCAACATAAAGATTTCTTACATCATTCTTTAATTCATCATGATTTGTAACAGGTGGATTCTCAATATCAAATATTGTAGCAGCTGCAGGAGTATTTGCATTAACGTACACTATTTGCGAATAATTGGAAGGTGTATTGTCAAACAACTCATTCAGAGCATCTCGAATCTGATTTATTTCTTCTGCAGAAAGGTAGGTTTCTTCACCATATTGTTGCAGGAAAGCTAATAGTTCTGGACTATTAACTTTGTCAAGCCAATTAACAGGTAGATTTGAACTCATAACTAATAAAGTGTTAAGGGTATAAAGGCAGGCAAACCATAAGAATTTGGATTTGGAACATAACCGGATGGAGATATCGAAACAGTTTTGAATGTTGCCTCTGCTGTTTTAATATTCGTTTTTATCTCAATTTTTGGACGTGCATTTTGTTTAAAATCGTTTCTGCCAATAACCAAATCAAGTCCATTGGTCAATTTCAGTTTTAGAAATTTTACATCCATCATCATTGCCAATCGCTCGGCTCTCTTTTCATCAGTCGATGGAAAACGAATTGTGACACTTTGTTTGTATAATGGACCAGAGTTTACTGTTTCACTTTCTTCACCAAACGAAACAGAGGCCAAACCAAAATGCGCTTTGGTAAAATCCGTGCCGGACATTAGAGAATTATGGAATTGTTGCCAGTCCAAAATTTTGGAAGGAATAAGATCACCATTAAATGCAAGTTCGACACCGCATATATTTGGATTAGTTTTCACCTTATCAAGTAGTTCCATAAAAAAAATATTTTTACGAAGATAACAAAAACTATACTTTTTAGTATAACTATTTGTAATAATTATACAAAAAAGTATAAAAAAACCGCTCAATTGGAGCGGTTTTAAGTAACTTGATATTTATTGATCAACCGTACAGATTACGGCTCGATTCCCATTGACTCCATTTCAGCATCAGAAGCCCTTTTAATACGATCAATATAACCTTGAATTCCTTTTACTGTGTTTTGATTTCTTGGATAATCATATTTATTTTTTAGAGCACTATCTAATTCATGGTTATAACCTTCGCGAATTGCCCAACGATAGCCTAATATCAATTCAGAAGTAAGCAAGTGCCTGTCTTGAGTTACTTTATCCACTTTTTCAAGTGCAACGGTCATGTACCAGTCATATTCCTCTTTTTGGTAAATAACAGGAGTTGGAAGATTTAAAGTAATCGTTTCTTTAAGGGTAAATTCTTTCTCTCTTTCACGTTTATACACGTCATTTTCTTTTACTAAATACATATTATTTATTTTTAAGTTAGAAATTCCTCCGCTTACGAAGGTTTTTTTGGTGATAGGTAATCATCTATAGCTTTGTGAATTTGAGACTTTGAGCATTCAAATTCTTTCATCAGCTGTGAGATAGAATTAAAAGTCGAATGACGCCATCGTTCAACTATCTTTATCTTGAGTTCGTTCGATATCGGTGGTCGGTGATAAGTTTGCTTTTTCATGTTCCTCTCTTTTTTCACTATCATTGATTTCCTGAGCAATCAATATCACTTCTGCAAAAACACCTTTTACAATGTAGGATGGCGTTTCTCGCATCTTGTCTTTTATAGTCAGCATTAATTTTTCTATTGAATTCAGTTCTTTATTCATGTTTCTTTTTTAATATGAATTTCATAATTACCTCTATTGTCTAACTCAGTTTTTTGATAAACTGGCGCTTTCTCCCAGTTCACATCTCCTTTAGAATTACATCTAATATATACGTGATATGGCCATATCAAAGGCAAGATATAGCCCCATTCTTCTTGTACTTTTGCCTTAGTAACTTTTAATACATTTAGTTTTCTCATAATTATTTTATAAGTTCCAAATCATCAGGCGAAACGCCATATATTTCTGTATTACCGAATTTAACGTCTAAGTAGTCCTTGCGATCTCTATTTTTCCCCAGCAGTGTTACTGGCATACCTACACCTATTTTATCACCTCCTAAATTCATAATCTCATTTAAGACAGTGGCTTGCTTGCCTTCAAAAAATGAACTAGCCGATTTTTGTACAAAACTTTTTCTCATGTTGTTTATGTTTGTTCCTGCTATTCTATAAGCAAGATTATTATTTTAAATATACTTCCCTGTTAAAAATCAGATACTGAAAAATATGCATCTGAATATCTGTACGTAACTTTAGTAGTGCATATATCAAATTTTGCTGTCAATGTTCTTTTAGTTTTACCAATTATAATTCCTTCTCCTTTGGTTCCGTGATTAAATTTGTGGCCGATTGGCACTTCTGATATTTTCATAGTATTTAGTTTTAAGCGGCTAATTCTTTTTCTTTAACTGAATTAGCCTTTGATGATGTTGATAATATTGCCTTGGCTTGTTTCACTTCTACGGCATTGCCAATAAATTTTTTATTTTGGGTTTTTGTACCTTTCAAAATATATCCTTCCGGAAAACCCATTATTCTAAGCAATTCCACTTCGGAAAACATTCGCATTAAAATATCTTTCAAGCCATACATTGCCATAAACTCTTTAAGTTTTACTGCATGTGGCAAATCAGTTTCGTAAACTTCGATAGCTAATTCTCCCGTTTCTGTAGTGATTAAATAATGTGGAGCTTTATCCATTCGAGCAATCAAAGTAGGAGCAGGGTCTTCTATACTGCGAGTGCTCAAACTAAACCAAGAAGGATTAATAATGTAATGAGTTCTAACAGTAGTTACCGTTGGACTAATGCCCTTTGATGATGTAACTGGTGAAGTAGAACTATTGAAATTTAGTATTAACGGATCCGTTGATATCAAATTCATCTTTGGATTAGTCGGCATTGTGCCAGCAATACTGTCAATGCTTGAATTTGTTTCTCTTCCAAAATCACGATACACAAAATGGTTAACGCTCATTAATGCCATTCTATCTTTGGTAGGAACTGTAGGCGATACCGTATCGATTCCTTGAACATTTTTCCCAGTGCCGTAGTATTTCTGAATAAACTGCTTCTGATTTAATTTGGCAACATGAACAATACAACCTCCAAGAATTCGCTCAAAAGTTTTATCCGAAGTTATTCTACCTGGTATAAAAATGCTTTCTCCTTTTTCTTCCAGATCCAAAACATCTTTTACAGCATTCCACGGTTTCAATTTATTTTCCGGAGTAACTTTTTTCGAATTGGTTGGTTCTGGCCACTCAATATTAAAATGAGGTTTTGCAAATTGTGCAAAATATCGGATTCGGGATGTGTAAGCATCAAAATCAGCAGCGTTCAAAATCCTATGATCAAAATTAAATCCGTGTGATTCCATTTTACTTACCCAATCATTATAATAAACGGCTTTGTATTCCGGAACTGGTACCATGTGGTAGCAGCCTTTTTTATCTAAAGCCAATTCTGATTGCAAGTGATCTGATTTTTTACCCTCTTTTATTCTTAGAGGTCCCCAAATCATAAACTCCCGAACATTTTCAATATAGACAACATCAAAATCAATTTCTAAATAACGAAGTAAGTCATAAGCTAATGTTCTGCTGTCTGAATCACGAGACATACCGCCTTTGGCTTTAGAATGATTGGTACACTCTAATGATGCCCAAAGCGCAAATAATGCCGTAGGATCCTTTTCTCTGATTTCGGCAATGAGGTTTTTTAAAACTGTTAAATCCAACTTTCGAATATCTTCAATTGCATGGATGCAATCTGGATGATTAGCGGCGTGGCTTTTAATTGCGATTGGGTCATGATTAACGCAATATATAACTTTCACATTTTCGGCTTGTGATGCACCGGTACTTGTTCCGCCACCGCCACAAAATAAATCTACTACGTATATCATAATCCAAGATATTTTAAAAGTCCTTCTGTATATTCGTTCTTTTCGGTGTGGCAAATCCTTTGCAATAAATAAACTTTGACAGGGTAGGTTCCAGCACTATCAGCTTTCATAAAGTCTTCACCACAATTTGCAGTATTTCCTTTGCTGTCTATCCAAATATATTTTTCAGTTTTTGGCAATTCAGGAATTGCACCGGGGAAAGCATTTATCCAATGGCGTTTTGAAGTGATTTCAAAAACAAGGGTTGCGTTTATTTTTATTTCTTCGGCCATTATATAAAGTCGTTAGGTTTCTCAATTTGTTCAAACTCGTAAACCCAAACGAATGGATTTTTATTCCAAGATTCTATTCCATTAATAGATTCCCAAATACATTGAAATGCTCTTGATGCTTTAGAATACGCTCTATATTTCATTGCTCCTCCATTAGGATGTATTGAACCTTTATATTCGCCAAATGGACCATACTTTGAACAACCTTCCTGTATAGCATCTTCTTCTGTAATTTCATTCAGCCTTTCAACTCGAATAGATTTTATTTTAAGGAATATTCTGCAGGCTACTTTCGGCATATGAATAGATGGTTTCCATTTAGCACCTTTATAGTTATTATCTGCCTTATATCCATAACTTAAAAAAGCGTTTGTATCGGAATCATGTATATAATGGAAGTTTTCCCGAACCCAAAGCACATCCCCAACATTGTAAGGACATTTTTGATACATCCACGTTTCAGTACCTTTTACAGTAAAATAAGCATGTAAATTTTTGTCTTCTTCATTATCAGGATTTCTGCATAAAGCTTCAAATTTCCATTCATCAGGATTTATATTTACTTTTTCCAAGCCTTTGGTTCTGCGAGTTTTCGTTTTTATACCTTCCAAAATTCCTTGAACCATTGGAGTAGAATATAGCATTGGGTGAAATTTCGTTTTCATATCTACCAAAATTTAATTAAGAATAAAAAGCACATAAACAGAACTCCCACACAAAACCAAACCAATCTGATTACTCTCAGATCTTTAATTTCATCTTTCAGCTGTTGGGTGTGTAGACAAGCTTTTTCGTTAAGCCCGCATACGATACAATTTTTATTACTCATGGTTAATTATTTGAAAGTGATTTAAAAGGAACTGCAGTTTGTATTTCTGGATCCTGAACCATTAAGTAGGTTTTTACAGGATAAGGAGTTTCGGTTTTGTGATTTTTTAGATCATAACCGTTGGTAGCAAACCCCTTTTTATCTAAGTGCAGTAACTTTGAATTCACACCTAGTTTGTTAATGCAATCCTGAACGTTTTTTACCCAGGAATGGAACTCTTTAAATTCTCCTATAAGAATTACTTTTATAGGAATTTCAATTACTTTGTTTTCTTCTGTCATGGTGTTATTATTTAAGTGATTATTATTGTGATTTCTTTTGTACCGGGCTTTGCTTTTTTTAATTCTTTTAAAAGCTTTAAGGCTAATTTGCATTTTACAGAATCATTTTGAGCATCAATAGAATCCTGTTCTGTGTAATTTTTGCTTCCTAAAAACTGATCGGGAAATTCATTGTATCTTCGAATCATCATTGCATGATGTTCCGATTGTCGCATTCTTTTTTCAAGAAATATTTCTAATTTTTCCATTTTTTAACCGGCTTTTTTATATTCCTTTTTTCTAAAATGCTGTCTCTCATTCGGGATGAAAATCTGCTTTTTGGAAACAAGATTTTCGAGATATAAACTCGTTGTGCTATCGTCTATATAGAATGGACCCGAAAGAACTTGGCTAGCATATGTGTAATACAAAAGATGCAGCCGGACATTTTTTGAGTTGTATTTTACATCATCTAAAGAAGCTTCGCGCAGCACTAAGTCAAAAATGAAATCAGTAGGGGAGACAACTTTGGGAATAGGAGTGATCACTCCACATAATCCCCAAGTCATTCTAATAAACACATTCATAAAGTTGGTACCTTCATGAAGGTTATAAGGGCCTGAAATTGCTTTTGTTTTTTCATCCAAGTAGAAAACAGTTACGTTTTCTTTGATTCCTTGTACCGCATGCATTTCGTTTACATTTCCAGTAAACAAATCATGCTTTGTAGCAGATCTTAATGCTGTTCGAACTTCTAAAAATGTTGGATTCATAATTATAGATTTTATACTTTTAATTGTCTAAATCTCACAAGTGACTGTGTTCTGGCATATCTTTCCTGTTCTACAGTTAGACCACCATCGTTGACTATTAGCAGGAAACCTTCACATACTTTTTCTAACTCGGCAAAATCCCTGCACCTGGTGAATATTAGTCTGATCTCGTTAAAGGTGTACATTTTATTAAGTGATTAATTATTCTTCGTAATCTTCTTTTATATCATCATTTTCTTTGAAAAAATCCAACATTTTAAACACCTGTGTTGTGTCAAATGAGTTTCTTTTTAATTTTCCTAGTATTTGCTTTTTATCTAAGGAAACCCCAAAAAACTCCTCATTTATTTCTTTATCGGAGAAATCATATACTTCGCTATCTATAAGCCAAACCCATTTTTTTTTAAATTCACTAATCAATTTTTGGTTGTAATATTTAGTGTGTTCTTTTATGAAATTTTGCAGTTCATCAATATTTAATTGCAATATTTTGCAACGATATCCTACGGGTAATTTCAAAAGTTTGAAGTAAAAATCCTGAACATTTTTACCTATTCTTACTACATTTCCATCAAGCATTTCTATTTCCACATCACGGCCATCCATATCAATGTGTTCTACTTCTAAAATTTTTACTTCTTTTTTCATCGCTAAATTATTTTTTGATTATAAGAGCATTTTATTTCTGTGTACGTATAGCTTTTCTTTAATTCGGGGATTGATTGACAGATAATGATAAAATGTGGTTTTTTTAAATTAGGAGTCATCTCTTCAATTCGATCTAAAAGTTTAGGTAATTCCTTGCTTGGAACTTCTTCTACTATTACCAAGTCTCTTCTTAAAAGGAATACATTTGTGGTGCAGCCAATTTTATTAAAATCAGTTTTTAAAATTTTTTTGCCAGAATTTAGGCATTGGATTGTCTCTGATAAAAGTGTTTTACCTGAGCCTTGTGGTCCTGTTAGGATAATTGTTTTTGCCATCGTTAAATGATTTTTAATTATTAAGTGATTAATTATTTACTCTATTTCTGATGTCTGATAAATTGATTTGAAGTGAGTTATTTACAATTTTTGGGAGTAGATCAAAAGCTTCTGGAAAATTTTCTTCTACTGATTTATAAGTTCTAAGAGCGAAAATTGTTATTGATAAATCGGCTTCTAATTTTTCGACTGATTTCTCAGCATCTTTAATTTCATTAAAAAGCTTTAATAATATTGATGCATTTTCAACATCAGGTAATAGTTGATGTTTATTTTTATTAGGCGATGGTAACTCTTTATTTAAAAGGACTCTTTGAAAATTCCATCCATTTCCACTTATTTCCACACTAGCAGATGTATCTGTATAGTTTGGATATTTTTTATAAAAAGTTAAAACATCAGTAGGAATTTGTTTAAGCAGTAATTTTTCTACTTCCTCTTTTAATTCCTTTTTCTGAATATCTATTTTTTCTTTTTTTGGCTTCACTAATTTTTTAGCTGTCAATTCTGCAATTTGTTTTGTGATTTTGCTCATGGCTTTTATTTATTTAAGTGATTTTTAAATTTTTTATTTTTTTTGAAAAAAAATATTTTTTTTTCGTGATACACATTAAGTCCTTTTTTGTCTTTTACTTTCCCAACATCTCAACCTTTAAAAATCAAGGCTTTATCTTCGTTTATGTTGAGAATGTTACAGAAACTTAATTTTATTTCTCAACACTCTGTAACATTCTCAACATTTTCTCAACTTTAATATTTTAAAAATCAATAAGTTAGATATGTTGAGAATGTTGTGACAGTTTTTTTATACTCCACGCTTCCGTTTAATTATATTTTTTTTAAATGGGTCGCAGGGAAATTTTATAAAAAATCGGAATCGGCGCCCTCAATCTCCCTCCAATTGAGCGGGAGCTGTTCATCTTGGCCTGATTCAGTATTGTCTTTTGATTTGTTATCCCAGAGTGTACCTTCGTTTAATTGGTACATTATTGAGCCAGTAATATCTTCTCTTACGTTTTCAGAAAGCTGTAGCATGTTAATGCTTGTGGCGCTGGAACGATTGGCCATTCTACCACTTGCAAAACTGTGGGATTTGATATCTTCTATCCACGCTCCTGATTTTTTCAATTCATCTTTGAACGAAGCACGGCCTGGTGGCATTTCATGATATTGTGACCACCATTTGCGCTCGATCTTATCCATTGTGTGTGTCCATTGAATGTACAGCGTGTTTTCTTCTACGCTAACAATATAGTTGGCCTGCAATCTTTCGTCTTTATTACCTCGGAGCGATGCGATGAAACAATCCCAAAAACGAATCATTATAGATGCCGAATTGATTTTTGCCGTTTGATGCTCTACTTGGTTTTTAAAATGTTCCATCATTTCATTTTGGGTGAATGGGAGTGTCAAATCGGTCATATCCCGAACGATCTCAAAAGTGGTTGCCAAAACTGCAAGGTTTGAAATTATTCTTCCTTTGGCTGTTTTAAAGTTCTCTTGAAGAATACCTTTCCATTTGCGGTAACCTTTAGAATAATTCTCTTTATATACTTTTCTGTAGGTCAATAAATGATGGGAGTAACCGCTAACACCTTTTGTAGTCCAGTCATTCAATTCGTCAAACTCAACCATTTCTTCTTGGCTGAAAACGTTTTTTGTCATTTCGTTCCAAATCAAACGGATGATCAATGGTTCTGAATTTGGGTAATCATTTCCTGTAAGTATTACCGATGATTCGATATCTACGGTATCCATTGCAATTCTGCTTTCAATGCTTCCTTTTTTGTACCCAACTCTATCCCATATAGATTTGATGGTTCCATCAAGCTTGTTATCTCCTCGCTTATATTCTGATAATTGAGAAATTCCGTTTTTGAATTGTGCCAACTCAATAATTTTTGCTTTTAATGTAGATGCACCCGCTTCCAGATTGATAGGTATTTGCGGAATTCCTGCAAAGCTTTGAACGATATAAGCCAACTCATCTTTTCCGGAACCACCTGGTCCATAAAAAAACAATATTGGAAAGCTTCCTGTTTCGTCCACTGCAATATCTTGGAACAATGATGCGATAGCGAAGAGTAGGGCGGATATCCCGTGTTCACGATGTACTTTTAAAACTTTTGCCGTGTAAGATTCAAATGAAATAGGATTTTCCATTACTCTAAATTGCTTTTGAGCCTTATATTTTCCTGATGTATGCTTGTAGATCTTGTTTGCCGAAGCGATATAATAGTGAGTATCATTGTGTACAAAAACCCCATTTTCATCTAATACGATATCAACGCCTTCTTCATTGATTATTCTATTATTCCAAACCCAAATATTGGCATCTGGTTGCCACCCCAGCACTTCAATTTTTCGGCCATCTCCCATATTGTCAAGAAGAAATGTTCTTAATATCTGCAGATCATTATTGCTCCCCTTGAAATTAAAATTTCCGTGGCCACTCATTGTGTTGTAAAAATTCAAAGGCGTATTTAGATTCTCTGAATTGGTATCGAAGATTACTTCTTTGTTGTGAATGTTCTTAAGACGAATCAGTTTTCGAGGAAACTTTTCATCATTCATATGCTGTAAAACTTCAATAGAAAAATTTGAAATCGAAGTGAAATATACTTTCCCGTCACGGCTTTCAGGCAGTGACATATAGATCTGATTGTTTGCAACAAACATTCCATAGTGCTTGATGTTTTTTTCTAATTCCTTCATCGGAACTTTCACATCAATTGGTAAAACATAATCAATGTGATATTCTTCCTCTACAGGTTCAATTTCTGCACGTAATTCTTTTATCCAAGAATTAATCGTGCTTTTTGGAAGTTTGCTTTCTAACTGGATCCAATTTAAATAAATTTGAAAGTAGGCATCATCTTCTATATTGATGATTACTTTGCAAAGTTCCTTGGCTCCAGATGCTCTATTTATTTCCGCATTCTTATAAGCGGTTTCAAATTTTATTGTCAAATCTGAAACGATTGTTTTTTGTTTTTTTAAATGTATTGGCTCCTGAAAATTTTTAATTTGGTTTTTAATTTTCTCCAAATTGCTTTTTACAGCTGCAGTCGTGATTTGTTGTTCTTTGTATTCATCAGATTTTTTGGTTTTTGTAATTACAATTTCTTTTAGAAGATTGTCAACGGTCAAAAAATCAGTTTCAATCTTGTTTCTTTCCTGTATTAGCGCCTGTTTTTCAGTTTCAAATTCGATGATAAGGTTTTGAAGAATTTCTTTTTCTAAAATCAGATCTTCCTCAAGTTGATAATAATCTTTCTTGATAAATTCATTTACCAATATTCCAAATCCATCTTTACGGATACCAGGTACTTTGAACATTTCGTTCAATCCGCCACAAAGCGCAATAACATCAGAATACTTACGACAGAAATCATCAGGGTCTAAGTCTGTATAAATTACTTCGGTACGAAATCCTTGTTTGATAAAAAGAGGAATTTGTTTTAATACGGCAGCTTTACCTGCAGGATCAGGATCCATCCAAAAAACTGCCTTTGTACAAAGTTTTTTGAGTTCATTAATTTGGATATCGGTAATAGCAGTTCCGCAACTGGCCACTGTATTTTCTAATCCGTAAAGATGCGCTCCGATAACATCATTATAACCTTCACTCAAAAAAGCTTCGCCACGTTTGCGTATTTCCAATTTTGCTTTATGCAGGCCAAACCAAACTTTAGATTTATTGTAAAGTAAATTTGATGCGTTCACATCTGGATTAATCCATTTTCCTCTATTAGGCTTTCCGGAAATATCACGCCCGCCAAATCCAATAATTAACCCATTACCATCGTGGATTGGATATATTACCCGCTCAGAATATTTATCCCATTGATTAGTGATCAATCCTAAAGCTTCTCCTTGAGAAACTCTTCCGGATGCCGATAATTTATTATAAAGAAAATTATCCGGAGCAAATCCAATTCCCCATTCTAATATAGTATCGTCTGAGTATTCTCTTTTAACTTTTACTTCCTGCACAGCAGAATGGTCATCAGAAAGGCGCAAAAATTCTTTTTGGTATAATTCGTGTGTAGCTTTTAAAACTTTGCGTAATTCTTCCTTTTTCTCTAATACTTCCTTTTTCTTCTCCGAAAATTCTACAGCTTCATATTCTACAACTTCACTATAGATTCCTGCAATTTTTTCAATAGCTTCAGGATAAGTACAGCTTTCTTTCTCCATAACGAATGAAACAACGTTGCCACCTTTTCCAGATGAAAAATCTTTCCATATGTTTTTCACTGGAGAAACCATTAGTGATGCTGTTTTGTCATCGCTAAAAGGAGATTTAGCCTTATAGTTGGCACCGGCTCTTTTTAATTCTACATACTTGCCTATGACTTCATCAATATGGGCACGCTCCAGAAGTTTGTCTATAAATGTTGTTTTGATATATCCCATAACTAAGCCTCCTGATGATTTGGGGTTAGTACTTGGGCGTCGATTACATTGATCTTCAGATTTGAGTTATTAAAACCTCTTCTATAAACCTCTTCATTAGTCATATATGGCTTTGGGAAAAAGAAATTATTAGTTTCTTTTTTTAGCGATAAAAAAACATTTGAAAAATTTATAATAAAACCAGTTCCTGAATGATGTTTTGTCACTATTGCATTTTGTATTTTTCTTTGTAGCTGGCGTAGTTCTTGGAGTGTTAGGAACTCAAACGATAAGGAATCATTTATTAATGACAACTCATATCTTAAAGGTTTTGAAAGAACTTGAATCTGATGATCAGTATAGAACCCTGAATTTTCAACACTCTCAAGTTGTTCCTCGAGTAGATCTTTTCTTGATTGAAGTTTGTCGTCTAACATATATTTTAATTTAATGGTTTAGTTAAAAAAACCACCCACAAGGAGTGGTTACGTGTGTAAGTGCACACACAGGATTGGTAAGAACGTGACCCAGTTTTTTTAGAACTGAATAAGGTTTAAGAAAATGGATATCATAGCCCCCTCTTGTTTGGTTTGGATTCCGAGTTTCTCATATAGATATTTTTTAGCCTTATGGAATGAGCCTAATGGTAGATTCAATTCTTCGGCAATAACATCGTTGGTTTTGTTAGTGGCTGTAAGTTGAAGAAGCTTTACTTCCTGTAATTGTAGTTGCTGGCCGTTGTAGGATGGAAGCTTACAAAGGATTCCTTCGCTTTTGCAGTTTCCTCTTAGCGGGCATTCCCAATATTCTCCTTCTTGGAGTTTACCATCCTTGATATCACCTTGATAATCCAATCCACCAAATCTGCAACTCACAAATTGCTTAGTTCTTTTGATTTTGGAATCCGGATGCATGGCCATTAAGTGGCTTTTTACTAAAGGATCTTTTTCAATTTCTTCATCTAAGATTTGGATAACCGAAAATGAAGCTTCGTCTAAGGGAAAAACTTTACTATTTTGTATAACTTTTGTTTCCTCCTGATCATTAAAAAATTCTATGCAAGAATCTGCAAGACCAGGATAAAGCCTGTTGATTGTTGGTACTGTTTGTGTCATGGATTTGTGATTTTTAAGTGGTCAATTCTTTTAATTTGTCTTCTAAAACCTTGTTTTCCAATGCTACTTCGACCATTGCATTTAGAATATCAATTCGTTTAGATAGTTTTTTTTTGGTATTTCGAATCATTCCTGCAGTAACATCAGTCCCTTTTGGAAGTTTCTCTAATACAGCGGTTACATAATTGAATGGCAAATGATTATCAATTATTTCATACGCCTTGTCGATGTGCGTTTGCACATTCTTGCCTTTGTTATTTATTGTTATATTTGTCATCAGGTTGTTATTTGTTATACAAAAGTATTAAATAGTTGTACTAAAAAGTATAGTTTTTGTAATAAATTATACTTTTTAGTATAATTTAAAATCATTCTAAATATGGGATTTTCAAAAAAAATAAAAGAATTCTTTGATAGTAAGGGTTTGAAGCAAAGAGACGTAAGTAAGATAATGGATGACTACAACGAACAGATGGTCAGTCGTTATATGAATAGCGATGAAATTTCATCGACATTCATTAAAAAAATAGCCAAATACTTCCCGGATGCGGATATCGATTATTTAGTGCGAGATGATGATGATACAATTCATATTATGAATGAACCTGGCGATTCCTACAACACAGAAGCAGTCCAGTTAGTAATGGAAATAGAGGAAAAATTAACCAAATTAAAAGAGATTTTGGCACGGAAAAGCCACGATAAAATATAAAAAGTCAATAAACATGCAGGTTTACAAGTGTGCAAGTATTCCTTCTGCGTTCACTTAGACCAATTTTTAATTCGATTAAAAATTGGTTAAAACACAGGAATCCCGCATCTTTACTAAGATGCGGGTTTTTTTATTCTTCATTTTTATTTTCAAAAACGCTCATTATTGCACGAAATTTTGTGGATTATTTGTGGCATTTTATACTGTCAAAAAAAGTTGCCACAAAAACAACGTAATTTTATGTTCAAAAAAACTCATTTTGCTCGAAATTTTATGGATTGTTTGAGGATTGTTTGTGGCATTTTACGCTTTCAAAAAAAGTTGCCACAAAAAACAACGTAAAGCATTGTTTGTTAGAGATGTAAAGCTGGTTAACGACTTGATTTAGAGATATTATAATTCGACCTTTATTAACTTATTAAATTGTTGAATTATGTTAGAAAACAGTTTTGGAATTATCTTCTTTTTGAAGAGTTCTGCAAAGAGTACCAATGAAAGATTTATTTATCTTAGGATTACTGTTAATGGTGTGCCCAAAGAAACCTCCACTAAACGAAAATGGAATGTAAACAGATGGGAGCAGAAAACAGGAAGGGCAACAGGAAATAAAGAAGATGCTAAAACATTAAATTTCTTTTTGTACTCGCTGGAAATGAAAATAAGAAAGTTTGCAGATCAGCTTACGGAAAAGCAGGAATCCCTGAGCAGTATAAAGCTGATTAATTTTATTTTAGGCAAAACCAAGCAGAGAACTACGGTTCTGCAGGAATTTCAGCTTCATAACGATCAAATGCTTGCTTTAGTAAAAAGGGGTGAATATGCCATTGGTACCCATGTGCGTTTTGAAATATCAAAAAAACATGTTAAAGACTTTATGCTGTATAAATTTGGTGTGGAAGATATGGAGTTTAACGAACTTAACTTTGAGTTTGTAAAAGAATATGAATTTTATCTCAAGACTGTAAAGAACAACGCTAATAATACAGCACTTAAATACATTACTAACTTTAAGAAAATTGTTCTTATTGCATTGGATAAAGAATTTCTTGTTGCAGATCCTTTTAAAAGATTTAAAGGTAAAAAGATAAAGGTTCCGAAAAGACCTTTAGCAGGATTTGAATTGTCATTGCTGGAGAAGCATAAGTTTTCGACTGCTCGTCTTGGAGTAGTTAGAGATGTTTTTGTTTTTCAATGTTATACCGGCCTAGCATACATTGATGTTTTTAATCTAAAGCAATCAGATATTAAAGAAGGTGTTGACGGGGAACAATGGATTTTAACAGAAAGACAAAAAACAGGAAGTCCTATTAATATTCCATTGCTGCCGAAAGCGGCTGAGATTGTAGAGTTGTATAAAAATCATCCTGTTTGCATGGAAAGAAATTCGGTACTTCCAGTAAGTTCAAATCAGAAAATGAATGAGTATCTCAAAGAAATAGCTGATTTATGTGGAATTACTAGTGCATTAAATACTCATAAAGCCCGAAGAACTTTTGGAAGTACCGTGACATTGAATAATAATGTGCCAATTCATGTCGTGAAAGAAATGCTGGGACATCAGTCAGTGAGTCAGACAGAAGAGTATGCTATAACTGAGCAGATTGCTATTGGCCGTGAGATGCAGGGATTAAAACAACGACTGGCAGATAAGGAGGATGTTACGGGTGAGTTAGCTTTACGGACAATTGAGAGGATGGAGAAGGAGTTAAACGAAATGAAGAGAAAGCTTAGCTTGTTAAAGTAATGATTATCAAAAGGGAAGCTAGTGTGAAAAATTCCCTACTTGAATAAATGAGACTTTTTATGACTCATAAAATACAAATTTCAAATAATTTTATGAAGGTTTTGAATAGATTGGCTTACTAACTGTAATGTCTGTTTGTATTCCACAAACGATTTGGTTTGGATTTTCTGTTATGGATTGATGTAAAATTGTAATATATATCATTCAGTTGGTTCTGTCTCATCTGTTAATAATTTTTGTCTTTAGAATTTTAAATCTATTCAAAAATGAATATTAAAGGTCATTGTTATCTTAAAGGCATAATCCTGAAGGCAGTGATGAAAAACGCGGTGAATAAACAATTTAATCACCGCATTTTTTGCGGAGAATAATCATTATATTTACCGCATAAATTAAAAAGTAATGGCAATCTACATTCATCAACTTAAAAATTGGCCTCATTTGCATTGGAATGAGCAAGAATTTATTTCGTTATTAAGCGAAGTAAGAAACTTGCAGGGAAAACTTATGGGTAAAGTAGAATTGCTCGGTTTCGAACTAAAAGGTGAAGCCAATTTAGAAACTTTAATTCAAGATGTACTGCAAACTTCTGAAATTGAAGGTCAAATATTAAACCCCGAACTAGTTCGTTCCTCTATTGCAACAAGACTTGGATTAGAATATTCTGGTTTAGAACATTCAGATAGACACGTTGATGGGATCGTAGAATTAATGTTAGATGCCACTCAAAACGATAATAAAACATTGACTGATGAGCGTTTGTTTGGCTGGCACGCCGCACTATTCCCATCAGGAAGGAGCGGTATGCATAAAATTGAAGTAGCAAATTGGCGTTCAGGCGCTATGCAAGTAGTTTCGGGAGGCATGGGTCGGGAAATAGTGCATTATGAAGCTCCAAAAGCCGAAAGGTTAGCATCAGAAATGGAACAGTTTATAGACTGGTACAATAATGAACAAAATCTAGAATCGTTGCTAAAAGCAGCTGTCGCCCACTTATGGTTTATAACGATACATCCATTTGATGATGGAAATGGAAGAATTGCCAGAGCTATCACTGATATGCAACTTTCTAAAGCAGATGGTGTAAATCAAAGGTTTTACAGTATGTCAACTGAAATAAACAAACAAAAGAAAAGCTATTATACCATATTAGAGAGAACTCAAAAGGGTGAATTAGATATTACAGAATGGATAGTTTGGTTTTTAGAATGCTTAAAAAATAGTATTCTTTACTCAAGTACAATCGTAGACAAAGTAATTAAAAAGCATCATTTTTGGGTTAAAAATGCGGGCAAAATAAGTAACGAGCGTCAGCAAAAGATGCTTAATAAACTTATGGATAATTTTGAAGGCAACTTAAATACTAGTAAATGGGCTAAAATAGCTAAAACTTCTCCAGATACTGCCCTTAGAGATATAACCGATTTAGTAAATAAAGGTATATTAGTTAAAGCTAATTCAGGAGGAAGAAGTACTCATTATGTTCTAAAAGACAGCTTTTAG